GTGTGCATCAACAATCAAATCCATAAGCTTATGATGATTACACAAACAAAAGACCAGTACATCTCGCCGGAGTGCGAGGTGCTGGAGATCAAGCCCGAAGGCGTAATCGCCGCAAGTGACATCCATGACATCCCCTATGGGGAAGATTTGTTTTAAACCCCTTTAAGTGAACGCATTATGAAAAAGCATATTTTTATTGGCGCAGCGCTCCTCGCCATTCTGGCTGTTTCTTGCGACAAGGCAGACGTTCCCTCCTCAGAGCCCGCGGCGAAGGGTATCCCCATGACCCTCACGGCTACCATCGTTTCAGCTGACACCAAGGTTGATGTCGTCGATGACGAGACCAACAAAGTGCTGAAGTGCAACTGGGAAGTAGGAGACAAGGTATCCGTCATCTCCCTGGATGCGAGTAATAACGTCTTAGCGAATGATATTTTCGATGCTACCGCTGCTGGTAAGACAGCTGCATTCAACGGAACGTTTACGGGCGGTTCGGCAGCGAGGGTTGTCGTGATCTATCCCGCCCTGACCGGAGGCACCGGTTCTGCCACAGAGAGGTGGCATTCTGATCCTTCACACAACGGTACCTATATAAACGTAGGCATTCTACAAGGTGTGTATGAATCTTATAATGCTATGCAACTTAGCACCTCTTATTATCTCCAGCGCGTGTTGAATTCCGCAGAGCACCTGGAGAATTATCTTGTCATGTCCGGCGAAGCAGACAAGACCGATCTTTCCACGAATAAATTGACGGTCGACCTTGTACACAGGACGGCCGTTCTCAAGGTCAAGCTTACATTACCCGCTTCCGGCAAAACAATAAAGAGAGTTACAGTATATGCGAATAAGGCTGATGCAACTCAATTTAAATATGTCAGATATGGTTGGCTGACTTTCGAAACAATTACATCTACATTTTACGGAAACGATTCTAGCAACAGCATGGGTATGAACCTTGGGGCCAGTATTGATGGCGGCAACGGCTCCGGACTGACCGTGAGCGGCACCACGGCTACGGTGTATATTCCTTTTGTTCCGAACGGGGACACTGGAGAGGTGACTTTCAATAGCGGTGACAAACTTACTGTACGTGTTCTTTATTCCAGTACTGATTCTGATGACGCGGAGCTCGTTTTCTCGTCCGACAAAACCGTGCAGGCCGGAAAGCTCTACACCATCAATGCGTCGTATTGATACACGAGAGACATCGCCCAATACAACCAAAACTTCACCCCGGTTATATCCGGGGTGAAGTTGTTTTTTAAGGAGTTAAATGGGGGGTTAAAACACGCTGAGTCCGAGATCCACCGACCGGACTTCATCCATCTGCAATGGCGCCCGGTAGAATTTCCCGTTCACCGACTTCGCCGCGCTCACACCGATCCGAGTTTTGTCGTCTACGCCCTTGCCAAAAAAAGAGATGAGCTGTTTGTCGCTTCCATGCTCCGGAATGGCCACATAGATTAAATTTGTGGAGAGATCCGTCGGCGTCACGGTAATATTATAATCCAGTCCCGGTGTCGAGATCACCAGCGTTTTCACGATAGGATGCGCCTCGAACTGGACGATTGACTGCTGGGGCTCGAATTTGGCGGACGACAGGGTCAGGATCTTGTTTTCCGTATCCACGGAAGTGACGGTCACGGTGGCCTCGCCCACATCACAATTCTCGGCAAGGAATTCCAGCGTCCCTTCCTGGGTGTCATACTTCGGTTCCAGGACAGGATACCGCAGCTTCAGTTCGTCTCCGACGGTGAAAGTCCCGGTCAGGGTCCCGCTCAGGACGGCCGTCTCTGCCGCTGACTGGGGATGCATGACGCCCTTGCTTTCGCTCCCGGCGAGGACATAGACGTTATCCGTCGTCGCCCAGGAAGCAACCAGGGCCGCCCCCTCATAGGCCAACGCTTTCGTGTCGGGGCCCTTCGCGGCTTCTACAACCGTTGTCCATACAGTGTTCTCCGGCATTTCGGCCGGTGTCAGTGCCTTGTTGCACGATGCGGCCGCGAGCATGCCCGCAGCGGCGAAAATCAGAATGGCTGTCTTTTTCATGGCTAACCCCAGCTTTCAGTTGTATAACCTCCGTGTGTCCCTTCACCGGAAGCGGCGATGACCCCTTCCGGGATGATTCCCACCACCTCGACCAAAGGTGCGGAGTAGTGTTCTTTGTCTTTTGTTTCATTCATAACGTTATGGGTTTGATAGAGTATTCCATACGGCGAGGCCTGCGACGAGCGGAGGCCGTTACCGGCCTGGTGGAAGGCCGCAGCCGGATATGCTGCCGTGCGCTTCACGTTCTGATGCGGATTTTTTGTTATATGCAAAAATATAACGCATCGGCGCAACGGCTTTTAGCATTTCGTCTATATTTTTAGACATTTCATAAATACTCGAGCATTCGGTCAATTATCTGTTCCTGGACGGAAAGATTTACTTCCATTGTGCCAAGGCCGGGCATAAGCTGGATGCCGTGCGGGCAGATGACAAGGTTTGCTTCACCGTCCTGTCAGAGCCCGTCAGGAATCCCGGCGAGCGGACAATGCCCGGAATGCGTTGATTCTGGAGATAACGATCGACCACATGTCCGGCAAGCAACACTCCCGATACGGGGATATAGCTCAGTTGGTAGAGCATCTGATTTGCATTCAGAAGGTCGCCGGTTCGAATCCGACTATCTCCACGCAGGTTTTTGGGCGTTGAATGAGGCGGTCACGCTGACTTCAACGCCTTTCCTTTTGCCCACGGCCTATTTCGGGTTTAGACCGATTAAATCCGAAGCAAAACGGCCAAATAATGCAATATCAATGCAACGCCTATGGCCAATGCAACACTATATCTAGACACCCGGACAATCGTCCGAGGAAAGTGCCAGGTCAAGATCCAGATTTCACATCGAGGCACCAACGCGCTGCTCGGCACCGGCGTGTGGATAGAACGAGACCAGTGGCAACCGTCCACCAAGGACAGCGAGGCCTACGTCAAGCGCACCTGCAGGAACTATACCCTTTACAACAACTCCCTCCGCAGCATGCTTGATAGTATCGATGCGGACTTCTCGAAGCTCCGGGCCGACGGCACTCTCTATTCCTACAAGACGGCCACGGAACTGAAGCGCCATATCGAGCAGGTCGTGTTCACCACCTCAAAGAGCACGTTCACGGACTTCCTGCATGAGTATATCGGGAAAGTGACCAAGGATACCACCCGGCAGACTTTTATCTCCACAGAGCAGAAGGTGGCCGCTTTCAGCGATGGCCATGATGTCCGCTTCGAGGATATCACACCAAGGTGGCTGGGCGAGTTCGAGGAATCGATGTCCAACCTGTCCGTCAACAGCAGATCCATCCACCTGCGGAACATCCGCAACATCTTCAACAAGGCCATCAGCCAAGATGTCGTGCGGCAGGACTTCTATCCGTTCCGGAAGTTCAAAATCAAGTCGGCGCCGACGGCCAAGCGCTCGCTCACCGTGGATGAGTTGCGCCAACTCCGCGACTTCCCCTGCGAGCCGTACCAGACACGATACGTGGACTGGTTCTTCCTCATCTTCTATCTTATCGGCATCAATGCCGTTGACCTTTTCTCCATCAAGGAAATCACCAACGGACGGGTGGACTACATCAGGAGCAAGACAGGCAAACCATACTCCATCAAGGTCGAGCCGGAGGCCATGGCCATCATCGAGCGATATCGCGGAGACAAGCACCTCCTTTCCTTCGCAGATGACTACTCCGACCAGCGCACCTGGCTGAACAGGACAAACAGGTCACTTCGAGAAGTCGGGCCTGTGGATATCCTTCCACGCAAGAACGGCCGTCCGGGAAAGAAGGAAAAGCACGGTCTGTTCCCACGTATCTCCACCTACTGGGCGCGGCACACCTGGGCTACGATTGCAGCCGAGCTGGATGTCCCGAAAGAGACAATAGCTGCTGCCCTTGGCCACGGAGGCAAGACCGTCACCGATATCTATATCAACTTCGATGCACGGAAGATAGACGAAGCCAACCGCCGTGTCATAGACTACGTGCTATACAAAAAGAGGCCAGACACTTCGCAGCGGCCGACCTCGGACTCATTATGAACAAATTGCGCAGGCCAAAATTCACTAAAACTCCTGCGCAAACCTCTATGCCTCCATGTAGGCATCAGCCCACGCCTTGCAGTTCTCCGCATAGGTGTCGTGGGCGGCTACCTCATCGAGGTGGTCACCGGCTCTGGCGTGGCGCTCCAGGGCAATCTCATCGTCGATGGTGTACTTGGCGTGCACCATGGCGTTGATAAGCTCCGAACGGGTAATACCCTTCGGGCCTTTGTCCGGATTCTTCTCCACGTCAACGGCGACATAGTAGTAGGCCTTCTCCGTGACGGTCTGCTGCTCTTCGCCTTCTCCGGTGGTGATGGTTTCATCCTTGATTTCCTCATCAAAGAACACTCTTACTTTGCCGTCAGACAGCGTCTCGCTGACCATCGGCTCCAAAAAACGATACTTAGGCATAATTCTGGGATTTTAACATTGTTGCTATACTATCAGTGAATACGGCCTTGCCGTAGTTTTCCGTGAAGTTGAACACATTGTTCAATGGCGAATCACCCAGGGCGGCTTCCAGCATCTTGAACTCCTTGTAGTGCCGGAAATGGCCAAGGTATGAATTCAAGGATGACAGACCTGCATAGTACAGATCCAGACTGGCCGGCAACTCGCAGGAGAACGTATCCTCCAGCTTTGCTACGAGCGAGTGGAAACTTGCTATGGCGGTGTGCGTGCAATACGTCCTGTATGGTCTGCTACATGAGCCGAGCCAGAACAGATTGTGGTTCGTGCTGACAATCTTGGTCTTGGTTGGATGCAGTTTCAGGCGCAGTTCGCGCCACAGGAACTCCTGCACTTCGGGAATGGTGTCCTCCAGGCGCTGCCTGTCACGGTCAATATCACGACCATCGTCAACATAGCGGCAGTAGTACTTGGCTTTCTGCTCACGCTTCATCCAATGGTCGAAAGGGGACATGTAGATATTCTGTTCCAACTGGGAATCAAGGTCACCGATTATGATGCCAGTTCCAAGGGGTGCATGGAACTGGCTCTTGCTCTCCGGGAACCCTTCCCACTTCTCCAGGCCACCAATTCTCCGGCAGTTCTCCACAGGGTTGCGGAAAAGCGTCAAGCGGACCAGATAGTCCACGAACTGGTAGTCCAGCAGCTCACTCCACTTCTTTCCTCTGCTCCAATCATAAACGTCACGATAACTCTCCAGCTTTCCACAGATGTTCTCATACAACAGGCCCTTGTTGATGCTCATAAAGAAGCCGGAAACATCCAGCTGGAGCACCCATGCCTCGATGCGGTAGTTGTCGGTGCAACTACGGACAAAGTGCTGGAATCGCTCTATGCCGAAATCAGTCCCTTTCCCCTTCCTGCAGGAATACGTGTCGTAGATGAACGTCCTCTCAAACAAGGGGGCAATCATGTTGAACAGCAGATGACTGATAATTCTGTCACGAAAGGCCGGTGCAAAGACCTCCCTTCGTGTCGGCCAGTCAATCATGAAGCAGATGAGCGGACTCAGCTTGTAGTCCCGTCGGAAAAGCTGGTCCGTTATCTCCCACAGATTGTCTTCAAGCGTCAGCTCGAATTCGAGCTGGGATATCTTGTTGCGCTCGTTCTGCCTTGCATCAAGGTAGGCCTGCACCACAAGCTCGTGAAGTTCATCCCGCGTGAGGTGGAGTGCGGAATCAATCATATCGATGGGGTAATTCATTACAAAGGAAACAAACACCTCCGTCCAATTAAATGCTCGGACGGGGCGCACCGAGAAGCCGTTAGCGCGGTTGTTGTTGTTCAACGGGTTGACGTTGCCAGCGTTGAAGTTCAAGTTGTACGCGTTGGTCGCACTGGCAGGGGCAGCAGACCAGTAGTTGCCGTTGCTGCCGACATTGTTGAGACCACCAGACGAGTTGTTGCGATACCCGGAGGCCACCGTGGTGTTGGACGACTGCTCCTTGAACGCAGGGGCTGGCGACTTAACGGAAGCCGATGCGAACTGGATGCACAGCATTGCTGCCATGCACCCAAACATAACTTTTGACAAGATCCTGCCCATAAGTGAGTCGTCTGAATTTAATGTGCACGCTCCCGACGGATGCGACCCACCGCAAGTCCGTGGGGATTCTGGCTAGAAACGGAGGTGCGTTTCCATTTTACTTGTTGTCTGTTTGTTTACCGAGTTTCTTCAGCGTGCTATTGCTCCATCCATTGAGCTGCCGACCAAGTTTTCCTTCGGCTGCAGTAATCGCCCCGAAGCCGCTTTTCGTAAGGTAGTCGGCATCCTTGAGTACACGCGAGTCAATCTCGATGCCGTGGAGCGTGTTCAAGCATTCGTTGATGTATGCTTCTCGTGCCTCCAGGTCCTCCAACTCATCATTGGCAAAGGCAATCTTCTTTGCGATATCCATCGCCTGGTTCTTCATGGCCGTTACACGAGTGAAGCGGATGTCCTTATCGGTTTTCTTGGTGCTCTTTGTGAGGGCTTTCGCAAGGCCAATCGCCCTCTTGTAGACGGGCAGTTCATAAAAATGGGCCATAACACTACTTCAAAAGTGATTTCAGGTTACGGAGAAAATCGAAGCAATCGAGCGGAGTTTTATCAGCCATGTCGAAGGCCCTGACGGCCTTCTCCAGAGCATCATTTTTCTCCGTTCCACCTATTACCACGATTGAGTTCTTGATGAATCTCAACTTTATAAATCTCTCCTTCTTCATTGTGCTTCTGTGTTACATCCCGGCGGCTTTGAAATAGCCGCCGGGGAATTAAAGTCTCCAAAGGGTTTTATTCTCGGACGGGGCGCACCGAGAAGCCGTAAGCGCGGATGTTGTAGCTCAACGGGTAGACGCGGCCAGCGTTGAAGTACAAGTAGTACGCGCCGGCCGCACTGGCAGGGGCAGCAGACCAGCAGTAGCCGTTGCTGCCGACATAGTCGAGACCACCAGACGAGTAGTTGCGATACCCGGAGGCCGGGAAGAAGTTACCAGCCGTATCGTTGTCGTTACGCTTGAACTTCCAGCCAGCATCGGTGGCGAAGGAATTGGTCACGTTGAACTGGGTGCTATCAGAGCTATTACCGCCAGTGGTCGTGAAGCCGGTAAAAGCCGTTGCAGGCGGCATCTTGAATCCGACGGGGTTCGGGTCGTACACGGTCTTGACTACCTCGCTATCGGTGGCGCCGGCAGCTGTCTTGTTGGCATCCCAATGGTTGTAGCGATAAGCCACACCACTCTGCCAGTCGTTGTTGTTATTGGCATCGTAGCAGAAGAACGTGAGCGGATTCTTGATACCCTCGGCCACGTTTGCAGCAGGGGTGCTGGAAATGGTCACGGACACCGCCGTGCCTGCGCCGTTGTAGCCGCTGACGTGCGGAATGGGCGTCGGCCGTCCCCACTGATAGTGAGGGTTTCTCTGGAGCGGAATGCTCCCTGCGGTCATGGCGCAGAGGTTCACTGGCAGCATGTTGCGCTTCACACCGCTATGGTTCGTGAACTCTACGTCGCCGAGAGCGCCCTTGTACAGCCAGATGGTCCAAGACCAAATGATGACACCACCGGAAGTCTTGGCCGAAATAATGGCATAGCCGCCAGCATCGGGGATGGACTCGACATTGAACTGGGCATAGCCGCAGTCACCGCCGGCCACTGCCGTGCAGTTCTTAATCAGCCCGGAAGCGGTCTGGAAGATGACTTCCACGCTTGCAGGGGTGCAACCTGCGTTCTGCTCCAGATAGGGGTGCTCGATGGGAACATTCAGGTGGTTCACGAAGTTCGCCTGGTACGTGCCGCCATTGTTCGTGTAAGCAGCACGGTTGTCGGCGCCATCCTTGATGGCATTGCCGTACACAAAGGGGAACTTGTAGTAGCCTGGCGTGTTCACGACATAGGTGTTGGCCGTGTTACGTGCCAGCAGCGATGCGCCTTGGTGGTCGTACATTGACAGATCCTTGAACTGCGGATTGAACAGCGTCTTGGCGTCAAACGCAGTGGGTTCACCGTCCGAGTCAAAAAGCAGGACGGCCTTGTCCTTCAGAGCGGCTTCGCTCGAAGTCTTCAGTGCATACAAATCTTTTGCATCCATAATGAAATCGTATTAAGGTTTATTCAACTACTTCGATATACTCCACGCCCTTGATATCCGTATGAGGATTCTTGGACTTGACATCATACTTGATGAGCTTGCCCTTCCTGCCCTTGAAGAACAGGCATTTCCGCTTGGCGTAGTGGGCCACCAGCATGAGGGAATCCCGACTGACAAACGAGCAGACCACCGTGTCGGCATAGACCTTCCCGGCCACCGTAATCCAGTCATCCTCCCAGACAAATTCCCTCGGCACAAATGGTGCTTCTTCCGGTGGTGCTTGTGAATCCTCATCTTTGGCGGGAGAAATCGTTTCTGGCGGTGTTTCCGGAACAAGAGGTGCAATTATATCAACGGACGTTTCTGTTTCAACGTTGGCGATATTCTTGGCGTTGCGCAGGTCGAACTTCAGCTGCTTGATTTCCTTCTCATACTGCGGAATCAGGGCCGACAACTCATCGTGCTTGAGCGTGAGGGCCTGCACCGATGCAACCAGCTCTCCGTTCTCGGTGCGGTACTTCTCCATGTCCAAGAGAAGGGCAGACTGGTTATCCTCCAATCTTGCCGCTTCCTGTCGCTCCTGGGCGAGTTGTCGGTGCTGGATGGTACAAATGGTCACCAGCGCGAAGATGGCCACGCAGAGCCAAAACCAAGGCTTCTTGGCGAGGTTGCAGAGCAGCGACCACGCTCCCTGCAACAGTTTCAGTAGAAATGCTTTCATGATTCATTGGGTTTTATCGTTTCGGCCAACGTCCGGATTTCTCAATGTAGTCCTCAATGCCCTGCACGTGAAGCTGAATGATGGCTCCACGGCCGGTGTCGGACTTTAGAAACTCCACATCTTTCTTGTTGTCTTGGAACAGGTTCTCGGTCAGGATGGCGGTACAGTTGGACTTGGTGAGCATCCAGAAGGCGGCTTCATAGTCGGCATCACCGTCCGACCAGTCGGAACGGATGGGCTTCTGCTTTCCGCTCTGCGGGCCAAAGGTGTTACCATACGGATGGCCATACTGACGCTCCACCAGCTCGTACTTGGCTTGCTCAAAAACACACGTGGCCAGGTCATCGCTCTGCGTCTTCCCGGGGGATGTGTAAACGCACCAGCCGCGGGCGTCGTGCCACTCCTGGTCAGACTTGGCTGCATTGACGTGGACGGAAACGAGGATGACGTTCTCCTTGCCGTAACGCTTGCAGTAAGCGTTGACGCGGTTCGTGCGCTCTTGCAGTCTGATGTCCTCCTCCTCCTTCACGAGCAGGAATGCCGTGTAGCCATCAAAGGTCAGCACGTCAACAATGCCCTGCGCAAACTTTCGCGCAATGGCATACTCCTTCATGTAGTGCGGCGAGTGGATGAGACCCTTCGACGCATCGGGGGAGCACTTGCCGGCCGTGTCTTTTCCGTGGCCGTTGTCAATGAGGATAATTGGATACTTCATATATCTATTCTTTATTGGTTTCAACCTCCGGTGCGTGATCCTGTCCGTCCTTATCTGCTACATGTTTCTTACGCATTCGCTCCAGCCGAGCATTCTCGCGCTTGCTCCTGTCTCGGTCGTGCTGCTCCATTTCCTCCTTAACCTCATCTTCCGAAATGTTCAGTTTGCGTGCAATCTCACCCACAAGGGCCTTGCGCATCAGTCTCAGCCAAAGGAAATCCGGGAATAGGATGAGCATACTCGCAGAACTGCTCCAGAATTCCACAAGCACGATGGCCGCGCCAACCACGCTGGCGGTAATCGTACTGTCGATGAACTTGTCAAGGCCGACAAACACGAACATTGCACCGCCGTACACCAGCAGCTTCCCAATGGTCAGCCTTCCGAGTTCCGACAATGCGAACTTCTTTTCATGTAGGCTCACGGCAATGCCCCAAATGGCATCCATCAGCGTAGTGGCAAGAACCAGGAACACCACAAAGGCGTGACCAGCAAAGTAGTCGGCCACCACAAGAGCTAGTGCGACCATCCACCCCCAGAACGTCTGTAAGGCGCAGCCGAGCTTTTCAAAAAAGTGCGAAATAGTGTGTATCATGATATGTGAAAATTTGTCTGCTTACGATAGTGTGTAGCCCCAGAGCGGGCCAAAAATTATGAACAAAAAGTTTCCGTCATTAGGGCTTGTGTCGTCGTGTACGTCTACGCGGAAATGCGTATAACTGCCGGAAGTATACTGGTTTGTTACCGTCGCCAGCAGCGCGTAGTCTTGGGTATGGCTACCACTATAACCATAGCCGTTTACCATCATCATACTGCCGCTGGGAATAATGGAAGAAAGCGCGTAAATATCGTAAATACCTGTGCTTACACGCGTAATGCTAAACGGATTGTCTTTAAGGTTGCGCGAAAAATTGCCGCTGTCTTTCTTGTTCCACACACTGCCGTAAATCGTGCAGTTTGCGGCAGACGATGTTCCACTGAAACGACCCATAGCCAGTACCAAAGGGAAACGGCCCATAGCGTTATCGTTAAGAAATTCTTTCGCAGAAAAACGCCCGGACAGCTCCCAGGCCGCATCTATCTCCGTAGTCGTTTCTTTGGTTTTGATGCAGGTAAATTCGGCCCATTCCTGCGGCCCCAGCAAAGCGGCGTATCCGCCTAAGTCCTCCCAGGATATATCGCCGTCCTTATCTGCGCCAAAGTCCGTGCAATGTATTCTGTACTGCTCGTGTGTACCAGGCGTACCACTATTAAACATTCGGATAACCTTACCAATATGCTTAACGTCTGCCTGCAGGTAGATATACTTTTCCGTAGTGCTGGCTGGCAAATAGTAAACATTGGCATCTTCGAAAGATCCACTGTTGGCACAGGCGAGTTGCAAAACGCCGGATAGGTTTCCAGCCGCAGCATGGAACGAGCCATCGCGATAGACGCGGAACTTGGCAGAATTGAGCCTTGTCGGGATGTTGGGAATGGATGCATCTGCACCTGCAAACATCATCGGGACTTCGGTGTTGCCAATCTTTCCGTTGGTCATGCCGGCCACGACGTGTGTGTTGTCTGTTCCCTTCACACCTACAACCTGCGACAGGACTACACCGTTCCCTATCTCGGTACTGGCTCCATCAGCCATTGCGTTGACAAGGTATTCGAAGTCGCTTAACACGGCATTGTTCAGCGCTACCTCCAGCAACTCCTTGTACGTGAAATAGTCAGTGATATAACTCCAACTATACGAGCCTGTTGTTAGTATCGTGATGCTATCGGCCCATGTAGATGCGTCAATGTAGTGCGAAATGGCTCGAACAAAATTGGCATTTGCAGATACGTAGTTCGTCCACGCAGTGGTCACGGAACTGTTGCCGGACTGTCTATTCTTTTCTGCGAGTAGGCGGTTATATTCCTGTGCTTCCTGTTGCATCATTGTCTTCAGCGCAAGTTTCTCCGGTGGCGTGATGATGCCATCGTTGGCCATATCATTGAGCTTGCTCCTATTGTCAGCAACCTCCCTTTGAAGCACGTCCTGCACGGCATTGTAGTAGTCTGTGAATAGCCGGGCCATTTTCTCACGGTCAAACGATGTCTTGACAACATCAGAGTACAGGTTGGCTTCACGGAGGAACGACTGCAATGCAAAGAAGGCCGCATCCAACTCAGCAACACCGGCATAGTAGAACGTGATTTCCTCGGACGCTCCACCAAGTGACGCATTCGAGAAGTACAGGTGCTTGCTATTGAACAGGAGGACTACGGACTGCGATATCGCCCCCATGTCCTCAATGATATTCTTCGTTTTCATGTAGCTGCCGTCAGGGCCAATCTGATCCGTTGTCGGCAGTCCGTTGATGGCCTCCCATGATGTGCGGATATAGCCCTTTTCGCTCACGTCAAGGATGCTATCATCATTGATTTCGGCAAGGGTTGCCTTCACCCTCGTAAGCTCATCCTCGATATCTGCAAGGGCGTCATTGATGGCCTCTGTCATGTCCGCGGAATCAATGTAGGCATCACGCTTCACCCAGTGGGCGGCATTGTATGTCTGCGAGGTGGTCGTGGCAATAACGAGTGTTCCGGCACGATACGCCACGCCATTCAGCACGTAGGCCTGCTCAAGAATCCACAGGTCACGGGCGTTGTACGAGGACGGCTTGCTCACGTACACACTTGCCTTGCCGTCGATGGCATCGAACATTTCGTTTGGAATGTTCTGCTGGCTCCAGCTATACGTGCTCCCGGACTTCGTGTAGATTGCGGTCTTGAAGCTGCCGATGCCGCTGACGGTGGACTTGCTGGAGTTTAGCCACATATCGCCGACGTGCAGATCCTTCAGTGCGTTCGTAGTCCAAGCGGCCGAGGGGTCGGAAGACTGCACGTAGGTGTCGGCCTTGGCGTCCAACTGGGCGTTGACAAGGGCAACATACGGATTGTACGTCTGCGAAATGAAGGCCGTGAGCGCCGCGTCATCGGTATATGCCAACTCCTGGAACGTAGGCGTGCTGGCACTGGTGCAACGGTACATCTTGTTCGCCTTGTAGGTTACGCCACCTTGCGTTGTGTCGGCAGCAGGAATGAAGATATCCTTCAGTTTCAGCTGGCTCACGTTGTTGACAATCCAGGCGCCCCACGTGACATAAATGGTGGCTTTGCCATCAATCTTGTCGAACACCTCCTGCGGCACGGTGCTGACCTGCCAAGCGCTTCCTGTCCAGATGGCCGTCTGGCCCGCTTCAACTCCTGCAATCGTGGAACTGCTGGTGTTCATCCAGATGTCACCAACATGGGCCGCTTTCTGTTCTGCAGTCCAGTTGGCAGCAGGGTTGGTGCTCTGGTAGTAGGTCTGCGCCTTCCCATCAACCTGCGTCTGGATGGTCGTTACAAACGGCTGGTATATCTCAAGCAGGAATGCGGCAAGCGCGGTGTCATCCGTGTACTTGTCCTTCTTCGTCCAGTGATTGGCATTCCATGTGGTCGAATCCTGCGTGGCAATTACAACAGTTCCGGCAGAGTAGGAAACTCCGCTGAGCGTATATGCGGCTTCCAAGATCCATATATCATTCTTCTTGTAGGAACTCGGCTTCGCAACAAAGATGCTTGCCTTGCCGTCGGCCATGTCAAAGACATCCTTCGGAACGCCATTCATTTCCTCCCAGCCGTAGGCATTGTTCTTCTTACGGTAAACGTAGGTGTGCGTATTGCCGTTGGCATCGGCGGTGGTGTTCGTCCACAAGTCACCAAGGTGCAGGTCGCGCAACTCATCGGTGTTCCATGCAGAGGACGGGTCTGTGGATTGATACCACGTTTCGGCTTTTCCGTCCACCTGTGTCTGGATGGCCTCAAGGTCTTGGGCGTATTCACCATCGATGAACTCCTGCAGGGCGTCCTCAATCATCGACTCTGCGTAGCAGTTCTGCGAGTAATTGACAAGGGCCTTCTCGGCCTTGTAGTATATCGTGAACAGACTGGCAAGATACTCCCTGTCGAAGCCCTCCGTATTGGTGTTCAGATACAGATTGACTTCAATCAGGTAGTCACGCAGGCCAAGGAAAGCGTTCTCGAGCTGCGACTTTCCGATAACCCAGAACTTGAGGTGTTCGCCATTGAACAGCAGCTCCTGGGCGTCGAAGGTCAGTTCGGTTTCCACGCCCTCGGTGGCGCCACAGTCCTCGGCCAACTGGAGCGTCTGCTTGTATGTTCCGGCTCCGATATCCACCAGACTTGCCTCGCCGTTGATGTTCTCCCACAGGGTGCGGATGTAGGACTTCTCCGAAGGGTCGAAAACGGTGTCATCATTCATCCGGCTGATGGCCTCCTCCATTTCCTCCATTTCGGCATTGATGTTGGAAATGGCGGTGTCAAAACTCTCTTGCAGTCCTGTCAGTGCAGCCTGACTTGCGTAGGTGTTGGAATCCACCCAAGCAGTGCCGTTCCATATCTTGAGGGTTTCGCCATTGCTCCACATATCACCGATGGAAAGCGTGACACCTGTCGGCGCGGTCGTGCTGAAGTAATTCGTCCTCTTGCCGTCTGCGGTGTCCTGTGCAGCAGCTGCTGCGGCGAGGGCCTGGGCGATGGCTTCATCACGAATCTGCACCCATTTGTAGGTGCTTCCGTCGAGCAGGAATCGGTAGGCGAATCCGGTCAGCTTGTCGTAGTACAGGTCACCGATGTGCTGCTGCTTGAGCGCGTCAGTATTCCATGCACTTGCAGGGGCGTTGGATAGCGTAGGCACGCCTTCGTAGTACCAAGATGTGATTGCATCGTCAATCTGGTCCTGCAGGTCTTGGATGGCACGCTCCACGGCCGCTTCGTAGTCCTTAAGGTCTCCGGCCACTGCTGCGATGGCATCATCAATCTCCGACTGTCTGGCAGTGTACCCTGCGAAGTTCTCGATGCCGGAAGACCCTGCGCCGATGGTCAGCTTGCCCTTGATTTCCACTCCGGCAGAACTGAACTTGATGTAGTGCGAGTTGTCTGCCAACTTCATGAGGAAATCACCTGTCAGCAGGTCGAAGTAGTTCACGCCGTCGGCCGAGCAGATCCTGTCGGTCGTGATACGGCCCGGAAGCACCTCCGTGTAGCCAAACAGAGGGGCAAAGCTACGTGTTCCTTCGTACTCGCTATTGAGGATGCCGAGCAGCAGATGATAGTAGCCGGAAACGGCCTCCATACCAATGGCGGTCTGCGACATTACGATATCGCCAGTAGAGCCATTCTTGGCCACCTTGGCGTAGATGTAGTAGGCAGCATCGGCGTTGTTCAGGGCGGGGGACAAGTATCGGCTGATGTTCCAGAACTTGTACTCCGAAGCATCGTGCGAGGACGAAAGTGTGCTCACGCCCAAGGTCATGTGCTGGAGAATCATTGCGCCACCAGTGAGGCCACCAGACACGGACAGGATTTTCGTCGTGCCGTTGAATGACACTGCAAAGTTACTGTCCACCGTGATAGGGGAGACCTTACTGGTCACAAATCGGAATTGCAGGGACTCATCGCCAACGAGCATTTGCATCGTCTGCACGGATATCGGCGTGATAGAGCCGGAGAAGTGCTCGAAAGCATCCTCCAGCATATCGGTCGTTTCCTTGATGTCACGCCACCTGCGCTTTGTGTAGAGCACGGAATCATTGACACTCTTTTCACGCAGCACCGGCTCTGCCTTGTACTCGTTCAGCTCCGTCACGATGGAGGACGATACGGTAGTGTTCGATAGCGTCAGCTCGGGATAATGCGGCTTGTTGATGTACTGCTTAATGCCAATGATGCGGATGTTCTCGGCCACCTGCAGGAACTGCGTGTCGGAGAAGGCAATGACGCCACAAAGCACCAACTTGGCAGAAATGGTATTCCAGCTATCAGCGGCCCAACGACCATCGAGAACGCCGTCAAACGTGAACCTGGCATCTTCGTTGTCGTACATATATCTGACGCACTCCTTGAAGAACTCCCACGATGCGCCAGTCTTGGACTGGTTGTCACAGATGTAGGTATCGGGCAGGGTGCAGCCGAAGATGGCATACTTGTCACCGACGGCCGCTTTGAAGGTGCTATCCGGCATGATGAATCCGTCAATCTCGGCCGGCACAATCTCAAATGTCCTGGTGGCGTGGTCGTACTTGCTGATTTCAAATTCCCTTCCTGCGAGCATTCCGGACTGGAAGATGACAGTCATCGTTTCCCCTTCGATCATCACGTCATTGAAGTCCAAAGCGGCCGGGATGCTGGAATCGCTGAAACTGTAAAAGTTCTTATCAGCATCGTCCACGATCCAGTTGCTCACCTCACCTACACGCTTCGGGTAGCACTCCTCGTTTTCATAGCTATCCTCCGGAGCAAGGTCTGATAGCTCCTTGTCATTGCGACGGATGCTCGTTCCGGAGGCATCGGTGACGTACTGACGGGAGTTGGCAAGGACAAAGCCGTCCTCGCCCTCAAAGTGCTCACCGTCATAGCGGATGGTCTGGGATTTCGGCAGCAGCAGGGTGCGGTTCCCATATGTGGAATAGTCAATGTTCTTACTGCCTCCTTGCACATACAGGATGTCGAAGGCCATCGAGTTGTCGTAGTTACTCCTTCCAAGACCGGGCAGAAAGCCGTTCCCCTTGCCGTAGGATAACGCCAAGGGGTCATCGGTATTGAGCATCTTCTTGCCTATGGATATCGTCTTCCCGACAATCGACCACTCCGTGTCAAAGGTGTTCGCGATGGAATCAAGCACCTCCGCAAGCGTGTTCATATTGAAGGACATCTCCTTCTCCCCACCATCGATGCAATCACCCACCGACCAGCCGGGGTTCCTCTGGTTGATGTTCGCCACGAGCATGGCCAGAAACTCCGAGGCCTTGGCAATCATGTCAAACTTCAACCTGCCGTCAACGGTGTGACGGAATCTGTACAGGCCGAGCCGTCCTGCATCAGACTGGAGCGTCACTTCGTACTCAAACTTCCGTGTACCGTTCTTCTTGAAGTGCTCCGGCTTGAGCAGGTAGTACGTAGTGCCGTTAAATTCGCAATAGGCGCCGATTGGCAGCTCAAGATACCCATTGTACTTGAACACCAGATAAAGTTCGTCTGCGCCCATTATTTGGCGGTTGCAGTACGAGGTGTCCTCTACCGCAACATCAATGAACGTATTGTCGAAATAGATTCTCATACTTAATCTCCTTCAAAGAAACAGAGAGTCAGATTGAACTTGCACCAGATGGCGTTTCCGCGCAGTCTGGAGAACTCGCGCACCTGCTGGGACTTGTAGTAGAACTTGTGCGTCTTGCCGCCGTAGGTCAGTGTCTTGTGGCCTGGCGAGGTCAGATCCGTAAGTAGCCGCAGGTACTGGCGCCAGAACGTGGTCGGCATATCGGCCATCATCAAGAACGGCAAGGTGACATCCTTCGCGCCCTTCACCACGGCGGTGTCGGGATAGCTCCGGCCGGCAGTGAACTGCGACTCAATAATGAGGTTCTTCTTCACAGGTGCGGCCTTTCCAAGTTCGCCGACATAGTTCTCAATCGGGCGCATCGTGTACGTGTTCACGTCGGCTCCGTCAATGAGCATTCCGGTGAGCGGGAACGATATCGTGCGGTGCGGCTCCAGGCCACGCTCGTACACAAAGAAAATCAGCATCTGCTCGTTGAAGTACATAGTCTCTCCGTTCATGGTCAATGGCCAGTTGATACCCTCATATGGCACCATGCCGGAAGTGAAACTGGCATCGAAGCAGAAGTTCAACGTGAAAATCTCCATCCTGCGGCCACGCTGGTACTCGGACGGGGTGTCAAGGCGCAGGACGGCCGTCACGCCAATCTCCATAAAAAAGAACGTGTGATAGGCGCCGTCATAGAGCAGATCCAGGAATGCGTCATACTTCGTGAGGTCGGAGCAGACAAAGGTTATGGCAATACTGTCCTTAGCTGCCAAAACAGGAGCGAGGAGGTCGGGTTCTACTCCGTCATCCTCTGGCCAGTCCACGCTCTCGACCTTCTTTAATGACGGGAACTGAACGAGGGTGTTGTACCCCTTGTCGGTCACGCGCACCTTGTAGGTTTCAAGGGTGTCAATTCCATCAATAAACAGTGGCGACTTCATGGCTTGCTATCGTTTGAGGGTTACACCATTCTTCACGATTCCTCCGGTGTCCGTGCGGATGGTCTTTACGTCACTGGCCATTTCATCCACCTTCTCCTTGATGTCGGTCGTGTCCTTGTGGATGCCAATGATGTGTGTCATGATACTGTTAACGAAACCCAGCATGACGGAGTGCATGGTCCGTATGGCCTTGGTCGTTTCGTTCATTTCGAAGGTATGCACCTGTATCGTGGTCAATCTGGCATTACTCTCCTCGACGGACTCCTGTGACGCACCGAAAGCAGACTTGGTAGCTCCCTTCCTTTCCTCCTCGGCATTCTTGGCATCAATGAGGCCGGCTTCGATAAGGCGCTCCCTTTCAGCAAGGGCTTCGTTGACTATCCTCTCACGCTCTGCCTTGAGTGCCGCAATCTCAGCTTCCGTAAGGGTGGCCCCACCTGCACTGTCGCTGCTCATGGCGTAAGCGAACTGGCGGTACAGATCCTTCAACCTGTCACGATACTTTTCGTTGGCAAGGTTCTCAAGGATGGCATCTGACATGTACTCGCTGAACTGGTCGGCGAAGGCCTCCGCATCGGAATCCATATCCTTCAGCAGTGACTTGAAGTCATCGTAGAAGCTATCCCAACTTACGCCTGTCAGCTTCTCGTACAGAGCAAACTCGATTTCCTCCAGTTGCCCTGCAAGTTCCACGTACTGCTCGATGTACTGGGCTGCGCCCTTGTAGCCGGCATCGGCCGCTGCAAGGACTTCGGCATAGGCAGATGTGGCATAGAGCGACACTTTCTTCATTTCCTCGGCAGTGAGATTGAAGAAAGCATCTGCGTCGCGGACTGAGCGGCCAACAACATTGGAAATGGCGTCCCAAGATGACCTGGACACCTCCGTGTTGATATGATGCTTCGAGCTATGAGAGCCGCCAATACCAAGGAAACCATTGCTCCAGGCAGCTGCCGTTTCCTTCATCAGCTTCCGGGTGTTGGCAAGGTTATCCTGATACATCTTCTTGTTGCGCTCGTAGGCCTTCTCCGCATCCTCATTCGTGGATTCTTTGTCCCGGATGGTCTCTTTCAGTTCATTGATGGCCTTCTGAAGCGATTCATTTGACTTGACCAGCTTGTCAATCTCTTCGTCCCAGATTCCATGCTCGCCCATGTGCGCAATCTCATCGGACATAGTGCCGAGCGTGAAGATGTTCGCAATCAACTTCACAACGCCATTGAGAACGCCTTTGAGCAATGCGCCAATGCCGTTAATCAAGTGCGTGAAGATATCTTCAAGCAGGTTCTCCAGGATGCCTTCCACAGCGTCGGCCACACCTACCAGCAGTTCTTCAACGAGGTCACCGATACCATTCTCCTTGAACTCATCCAAGAGCGTCAACACCAGGCCGATAATGATACCCCAGATATTGCCGGAAGACTCGCCGGCTTCTCCCAGCTTGGATATTAGCGAGCCAACACCGTCTCCAAGTTCTTTGAGCGCATCTTCGTCAATCACGCCGTCCTTGAGCGCGTTGCTGAGCAAGTCACCAACCTGCTTGGAAATGTCCTTTTGCAGATCCTTTCCGATACCTTCTCCGAAGGCCTGACTTATCCACTCATTGGCCTTGGTCACCGCTTCTTCGGCAGTGCCACTGAAGGAATCGAACAGCTTCGTGAACGCCTTGCTTGCCTCCTTTGCAAAGTCCTGCAAGTCCTTTCCTCTGGCAGCAAGGGTTTCAATGAAAGCGTTGGCTTCGTTCTTCAGGGCCTGTCCACCGGAAATAATCATTCCAAGTTTCTGCGAGAACTGCGGGCCAAGCAAATCGACCAGACCAGACAACTGGCCGTTCATCAGTTTCTTGATGCCATTCTCCAGCGAGGAAACGGCCGAGTTGAACTTCTGCAAAGCGGTCGTGGCCGCAGACTGGGTTGCAATGACCTTGGAACTGGCGGCATTGTAGTCATCGAGTGATGTTGTGTACTCCGCGAGCGCGGCATCACGCTTGGTCTTGGCGGCTTCCTGTGCGGCTTGGTCGCCACTCTTGGTGGCCGCTTCCAGCTCCTCCTCGGCTTTGGCAAGGTTCTCGGCAGCAATGGCGAGGTCTATCTGCTTCTGAGTCTGCAGTCCGAGAGCCATGTTGTAGTCGTGCATGGCGGAGCCAAGACTGGAGAAATCCAGTCCGGACAGACCGCCAAGCTGCTTCTCGGCCTTTGCAATAGACTCAAACAGGGCCTTCTGCTGGTCAAGGTCGAGGGACTTGAACTTGTCGCTCTTTGTGAACTCCCGAAGTTCGTCTATGGTCTTCTTGAGAGGGCCGACAAGCACCAGGCCGAGGTCGCTGAACACCATGGACAGATCCACCTTGCTCATCAGTTCCTCGGCATCGATATCAGCCACCGCCTGCTTGAACTGCTGCTGGAGCTGCGCGACCTCCATGGCGCTGCCCTCCTGCTGTGCTTTCTTTATCCTGGCAGCGTAGTCCTTGGACAGAGCAAGGCGCTTGTCTTGGAAGCTGCCGTACTCCTTTAGGAACGCAGTGAACCTTTCACGCTCCTTCTCCGCAATCTCGGCCATGTGTTTTTCATCATTGTCCGCAATCTCGGAAAGGGTTTTATCATGCTTCTTCTTCGCCCATTCAAGTGCTTCGTCGATGGCTTTATTGCGCTCCTCCGTGAGCATGTTGTTTGCTGCCCATGTAGCGCGAGTGGCTTCCAGCGATGCCTTCTCCCTCTCGTAGTCAAGTTCGGCCTGGCGGCGTTTCTTCTCCGAGCCGTCCTCCATGAGCGCAATCTCACTGTCTTGGTTCTTCTTGACCAGATTGATGTAGTCGCGCTGAATCTGCTCCCGGGTGCGCAGCCATTCCTCGGTTTCATCATTGTCACCATTGACAAAGGAACGGACTCCGGCCTTCTGGACAGCAGCTTCTGCCGCTTCGGCATTGCGGATTGCTTCATCCCACATGCCTTCAATGGCTTCGATGTTCTTTCCTGCTTCCGACACAAGCTCCGCTCCGGCACTCCGCGCAAGGCCCTCATAGTATTCACGCATCTTGCGCTCGCCCTCCGGAGTGAGTTCGTATATCGTCTGCGAGGATGTCCCCCAGTTGCTGCTGAACGTGGTCGTGGTGGACTTCACGTCACCTGCACCGAGGCCGGCCTTCCGCCAATCTTTCTGCCAGCCGTTGTTGCCAGAGAGAACACTATTCACCTTATCTCCGGCATTCTTGACCATATTCATGGCCTCAATCTGCGCTTCGGCCTGCTTGGTATATTCCTTCTGGTAAAGCGTCTGAAGGGCAGTGGCTTCTGCCCTGGCTTTCAGCGCGGCAATGACAAGGTCGGTCTGCTCAATGAAGATACGGTCGGCATCATTCGTTCCGTCCATGGCAAAACCGAGTTCCTGCACCGCCTTCTTGTTCTTCTTCACCCACTCAACCTTCTCCGCTTCGGAGGCCATCTTCTTGTAGTCGGCTTGCAAGGTCTTGTACTTGCCAATGACATTGCCAATGGCTCCACCGACAGTGCGCTTGTAGTCATCAAAGCGCTCCTGCGTTTTCTCGGCCGCTTCTTCCAGCCGCTTCTGCTGCTCCTCGGCTTCCTTGGACTTCCGAGTCAGAAGGGCAATGGCACCGATGACGGCAGCGCCACCAAGGCCAAGGAGTGCACCGTGCAGTGCAATGGTCGCAACACGGGCAGTATTGGCCGCAACTCCCATTCTGATGAGCGAGGTCGCGGTCTTTAAGTTCCAGCCATGCCACAACTGGGTGGCTCGGGAAACGATAGTGATTCTGAATGCAGATGTGGAATGCAGGGTGTTCGCCACCTGCTGCAAGCCAATGAGGATGGCCATCGAGGACTGCATCTTGGTCTGTACCTCCTGCAGCTTTTCCTGATCCTTTGTGAATCGGCCTACAAGACCGGACGCCACGGAGTAGGCACCCATCAGGCCCTGCATACCGCTGAGCATTCCGGAGAATACACCGCCGGCGCCCATGGCCATGTTCTTCTGCTCCTGGGCAAACTGCTTCTGAACCTCGGTCAGCTGCCGCAGCAGCTCCTCCAGTTCATGGTACATTTCGGTTTCCTCCTCACCATCGAGGCGCATCTGCTTCATGGTGTTGGATATCCGCATCATTTCCGTGCGGAACGAGGACGATGCCCCTGCGGTCATCTGCTGCATACGGGTTTCGAGACCCTTCAATGCGGCCTCCTCAAGGTCGATATCCTCCTTGATCTGCTTCAGCTGAGCGTCAAGCGCGGAGTTGGCGCCCACGCCACCTGCACGCTGAATGTCTGCGAGGGTGTCCTTGTACTGGATTTTCAGTTCCTGCAGATACTTCTTGCTCTGCTGGATGGACTGCTTCAACTCGGAAATGCCGCCTCCGTCGAAGTTGAGTCCGGACTTGAACGCCTGCTGGAGCTTTCCGATGTGTGCGCCAGTCTGGTCGGCCGCTTTGTCAATCTTCTTGAACTCGGCAACACTGTCCTGCGCATTCTTCTTCAAGGAGGCGTTATCGAGGCCTATGCCGTAAAATGTACCGTCTGCCATAGTGCTACTGTCTATTCAAATCTGTCAGCCAAATCTGGGTTGTTTGCGTCGAAGGAATCGTCCCATTCAATCTCTCCCTTCGACCTTGTGTCATTCTTCCGATGCTTTTCACCGCCCACGGGCGGGATGGTGCTTGCAAGCATCACAAGATTTGTATAACTGTAACCGTACAGGACGTCGTGGATGGTTAAACCGAGACCCTTGGCAAGCGCCACGACCATCGCCCATACGCTATTGTTTTCTACTTCTCCACTTCCTCCGCTTTCCTTGCCCTCCGAAGCAGATTTACTTCTGTCAGGGAAGTGGTAACTGCGAAAAAATCAGTGACGGTTTTGATATCAAGAAGCTGCTTGATGACCGACATCATTTCAGTCGGAGTGAGGGAACAGAGAATAAAATCCGCCAGATGGTCGATTTTCTTCGATTTCCGGCGTTTTCTGAACAGGGATGACTGTTTGTTCGGCTCTGCTCCCAAAATGAGTGCAGCGGCCACTTTTCCGAGCGGCCTGCAATCTGGCGCGATGGCAAGCACCTCCGTAAGTACATCCTCATCGGACAGCTTGATGGCCGGCAATTCCGACATGTACTCCGACGCCTCAATGACAGTGGCCACGGTCGGCCGGGCAGCGTTGAAGGTCTTACCGCCAATGGTCAGCACAATGGGCCTGTCAAGGATAGTCTCAAGCACCTTCTTTTCGATTGTATTTTTCATAACGAGTGTTCTTTAACTGAGAAGCCGGGCAGGGCTTTCTTGACCCTGCCCGGCAGAATGATACGCGGTCTTTGTCCGTGGTCTACTAGCCGTTGCCGGGGGCAACCTTCTTGACCTTGGTGTACCACTTCGTGGTGGGGTCTTCATCAACCTTCAGGATGTTGAAGACAAGGTCAACGAAGTTACCTTCCTCCTCGGACCAACCGGGTTTGTACTTGAGGGTGGCGAGAGGGGCTTCGATACCGAAAGCGCCAACGTTCTTCGGCTCCACCTTAACGGCGAAGTCCTTGTTGGGGACATGGGTGAACACGTCCACGTTGCCGCTCGATACGGAACCCACGCCAAGCAGGGCCTCCAGAGTGCCGTCAGTTTCGATCACGCGCGTGGTCAGGGTGAAAGTCCCTTCCTGCTCCTCGTGAGCGACCTCGACACCACCAGTTGCCTTGGCAGAGAGAGCGTCACCATCCTGCGACTCAAGGACAGAAGACTTGTCCTTGATAGTGCCGATGCTGGTCAGGGAGCTAGGCATCGTGGTCGTTCCGGTGGCCTCTGCGACAGAGATGGAGCACTTGCTCCAACCCATAATTTTACGTGCGTTAGGCATAGTTGTATAACAGTTTTAATCGTTGATAGTGCTTCTTTTGTACGCGATGCGCAAGTTCACGCAGTGCTGCTCGGTGTTCTGCACCTCATAGGTGTCGATCTGCTTGTCCGGCCACATATCGTAGTTCTCAATGACAGCTTCCTCAATGAACGACTGGAGGGCATGTTCCAGCTCCTTGCAGCGGCCAATATCCTTGACCTTCGCTCCGGAGTTGTTGTCGATGTTGTTGACATAGGCGTTCACGTTCACAATGCCCTCCTGCTTCTGGCCGTCAATCCCTCCTACAAAGGCGACAAGAATGTCCTCCTTCTTGGAGTTCAGCGGCCGAGTGCCTTTCCGGTACACGCCTCCATCGATGGCGGAAGCAAGCGCGGACTCGGAAACGAGCGTGAAGATGTCGGCTTCTATGTCATTACCAGTCTTTCTCATTGCAGTTGCTTAATCATGTCTTGAATGATCCTGTTGGCATACGGCTTTGATGAGGCGAGCACGTCCTTGTTCTCCATTGCCTCCACGTAGGCGGCATACTCCATTCCTGCGACAACGAGCAGAACGAGACCTTTCTTGAACTGCTCCGTCCTCTGGGCTACAAGCTCGGAAAACTCCTTCCCGATTCTTGCACCCTCGGCTCCGTTCTTCACCACGTCGAATCCACTCTGATAGATTATCTGACCTTCATCGAGGATGACGAAACCAATGGAGCTTCGGAGGTTGCCTGTATCGTCAAACCAGCTCGCTTCTCCGCTTCGGTTGCGGATGTAGTTGACCGTTTCGATTCCGGCAGCTATCAGTCCACGTACATACTGGCCTTTGAGCTGCTCCAGCCGTTTCGTAACGTACTGTTGAAACGTGTTTCCAACTACCTTCTTCGTGACGCCCATACTACTCTACGTAAAGCAGTGAATTGAGCTGGCGGAACGGACAGTGCTTGACCTGCCCTTCCTTCACCAACGCCTTGTTGCGATCATAAATCCTAACAAAACGGCCTGTGTAGTCCTCCTGCGAGCCGTCCAACCAGACCACATACTGGAACACCTTGAACGTGCCGTCTCCATTCCGGAAGATGTTCGTCTTGGTGTTTGTCTCGTAGCGGCATGGCACCATTTCAGTCCAAGCCTCGACTGCGGGAATAGGCTCTCCTTGCGAATTTGTCCCTCCGCCCGTCGAGGTCTTGAACGAAATGAAGTGAGGTCGTAGGCTCAGCATGGCTACCAGTCTTTCAGGAACTTGATACCGGGTTGAACAGTTGCACCTACCGGCTGCTCATCGCACTGGCGATAGATGGAGTTAGCGAGAGCAAGCAGCCTGTCCCTTTCGGGGATGCTGATGCTCAAGCTGCCCTCCGTCACGTTGACACCGGTGGCCACGGCCTTGTAGCAGTCGGCCGTCGCAAGACGGAACTTCTTGCTCCTGGCAATGGTCGCGGTGTACTGATCCATCCCAGTGAGGCTGCGTTCAATGAGAATGGTCTCAAAGAACGCCGCCTTCAAAGGGTACGTCACCTTCGCCTGTAATGCTTCGAGAACAGTCATAGGGCAGAACAGCTAGGACTGGTTCATCAGCGAGCAGTCGATGAGGCCCATGCGGTTGGGCTTGTCGATATCCACCATCCATTCGCAGCCGTACTCGGTGGTGCGGCCTTCGTCGGTGCGGCGGGTTGCGATGAACAAGCCATTCTCTTGCTGGGTGTAGGTCTTTCCGGGCACCTTGTCGGTAAGCTCGTAAGGGTTCTTCCAGCGCAGGTTTCCGATCTTGCCGTTAGGCAGCAGGGAAATCTTGTCAACAGGAATGATGTTATGAATAACACCGTCCTGCTTCTTGACGTACTCTGCCTTCAGCTTGATGACCAACGGCAGCTCCAGGGCCTGGAACAGGTCGTTGACCATGGTCGGGGTGGCAGGGCCGGAAGTGAACTCGTAGCTGCCGAACTTGCTGACGAACTTGGACTGGAACTCCGGGCAGTTCACGATGTGCTTCACAAACGTGGCACGGCTCATTTCCATCACGGCAGCATCCACGCCTTCTCCACGGAGGGATTCGACCTGGTCTGCAAGGTAGGAAATGAACTTCGCGGCATAGGTGGCAGCGGGCTTCACCTTGTGCAGAGGGATGGTAATCGAATCGATCTTCACGCCCTTCTGGTCAACGTTGGAGTCCACGCCGGCAGTGCCGGAGAACTTGAGGTCGTTCAGCATCAGGTCGATGCGCTTGTGAGGTGCAAGGTAGCTCTCACGGAAATCTTCAACGAGGAAGTTGGCAATGTCGTTGATGACAGATGCCTCGTTCTTCTCGTTGTAGGTGTCAATGAGCACCTGCAGTTCCTCCAGACGGGCATTGTCCATCTGGAACTCCTCACCAAGGGCACCTACCTCGCCGACGCCCTTACGCATAGACTTGCGAGTGCGCAGGGGCTTACGGGAGAACTTGTCGATGAAGGAACCGACAGTCACGGCAGTGGTGTTGCCGATGTAGGTCTTGAACGTTCCATCGGAATTCGCCTTCTTGGGGTTCAGGTAATCCATCCAGTCGATGCGGTCTGCATCGGTCAGGGTGACCTTCAGACGGTCAATGACGGCGGCGATAATCATCGGCTCGGCCATCAAACTTTCGATAGTGTAAATCATTCTTCGGTCCTCCTTGAACTAGATGAACATGAAACGGTCGGTCACGCCTGCCTTGTCTTCCTCGGTGAACGGGATATCGAGGTTGGCTTCGTCAATCTCGTAGGCCTGGGCGATTGCAGTGATGGACATGTTGTCCGCAATCTTACGGCGGTCGTAGTTGGCGAAGTTGGCCACGTGTTCGGCAACAGGAACGGAAGCGGTTGCGGCCTCCAGGGTAGTTCCGGCATCCACCTTGGCGGCAAGTGCTGAAACAGTGAGGGTATCGCAATCGGCAGCGCTCTTGTCAATAGCGGTGACGGTAATGGAATTCGTGCCGTCGGACAGGGTGCAAGCACCAGTGATGTTGCTGCCCTTGGCAATCTTGATGGAGGTGGCTTCAGCAGCAGCGTCGGCCACGGCCACGGCAGAGAGCTTCACGAGCTTCGCCTTGGACAGGATGGCGCCAGCAGCGAGGGCCACAGGGAGAGAGCTGACGGTCAGCGTGTCGTAGTCCTCCTTGGACTTGTCGATAGCACTGACGGTCACGGATTGACCCTTGGCAACGAGCAGAACATCATTCACCTGCACGAAGCTACCCTTTGCAATCTTCAGGGCGGTTGCAGAGGCTTCCGCAGCTTCGCACACCTTGGAGTTCTGCACCACCTTGAAGGTGCGTGCGGCCAGGTCAACGACGATGGGGCACAGAACCGGAATATGCGTCTGGCCGGCAAGCTTTGCAAGCTCACCGTCTGCGATGTTGAAACCACCGGACAGACGATACGCGGTGTCTATGCGATAAAGTTCTTTTTCCACCGGGAACGGGGAATCGTACTTTACTCCGGGCATAGTTGTACTGAATTAAGAATTAAACACGGGTTTTTACTCTTTCGGCTTCTTGGCGTCCACAATCTCTTGCGTTCCCGCCTTGATGGCCTCGGCGAAGTCATTTTTGGTGTCCGCATCCTTGCCACCTCCTCCGGGGGGAGTCATCTTCAGTCCTGCATCAGTCATTTCCTGTACGAGGCCTTCGATGTCGGTTTTCTTCTCGGCGATGTAGGCGTTGAACTCTGCATCATCCTTGAAGGTCGAAGCAACACGGTTGAAGTCCTTCAACTGGGAGGCCTTCTGCTTCTCCGGAAGCTTGTCAAGGAGGGCTTCGAAAGCGGCGGTGCGCTGCTTGAGCACGTCCTTGCTTTCAAGATCCTCGATTTTCTTCTTCAGAGCATCGACCTCGGTCTTGTTCTTCTCCTCCTGTTCCTTCTGCCAGGCCTTGAACTTCTCAAAAGGGTCGTCCTCGGGCTTGACATCCGGTTTCGGTTGTGGCTGGGGTTGGGGCTGCGGTTTCGGCTGTGCATTCACGATGCGAGTGACTGCTTTCTGCGACACCTTCAAGAATGGCAGAGCGAGACTGACTTTCGCCTTGATGTCATCGTCTGTTGCGTCTGGATTAAGACCGGATGCGATGCTTTCAACTGCCTCGGTTAGGTCTTCCTCCTTGAATCCCAAGTCCTTGATCTCGGGCTTCAAAATGTTCAATACTCTTGTCTTCATCTGACTTGAACGATTGGTTTAACATAAAGTCTGGCGCTTTTGCAAGGCGCCAGACTATTCGCAAACCTTGTGTAACAGCTTGGCCAATCAAGTCAGCGTCTGGCAATAGCACTGCAAATCTAAGCAGAAAATCTGTGTAATCAATACGCACTTTTCAAATACGTTGCAATTTCAGGCGATTTAAGACACCCGAACACCTCTGGATGAGTAAGTAGTCCAATCGGAACTTTAGGCGCGCCCTGCGCGAAAACAGGGCCGTTGGCGAGGGTTTTTCTGCTTGTTCCGGCAGTAGGGGAGTGGCGCACCACGCTCCTGGACATGAAAAAGGGCGGCAAAAGAACGCCGCCCAACACAAGGTCTGCGAACCAGACCTATGCCGACTAGAACTGTCGGGATGATTCAAACACTCCGTGTGATACGGCACCAGCCGTAATCGAGGGGCTTACAACATACCCCCCCCCTGTACCACGGACATTGCAAGCACAGGTTGCGCGACTTCACCAAGCTGCTCATTTCTTCTCCTCCTTCTTCGGCTCCGGAAAGTACCCTTTCTTCTGGAGCTTGTCATACACCTTGGCGGCTATCACAAGCGATATCATCGACGGGATGCTGAACGGAAACAGCTTGACTGAGCCGTCCAGTCCTTCCACAAGCAGGATGCCTATGAACGAGCAACTGGCCCATATTCCCCAGGCGGTTTCCACCAGCCAGGTCTTGAAGCATCTTTTCTTTTGTTCCATAGCGCTATTCGATTTCATTGGTGTCACATACAAGGACATCGCCGACAATGTAGTCATCGTGGCCGATGGCCCTATCTTCCAGAGCAAGCGCGGTGGCTTGTGCTTTGTACGGCTTCGAACCGTCCGGCCCAACCTTGCCTTCCTCATCGATGACCATGATGCCATTCGACAGGTACACGAACTCCACCCACTCGCAGCCGACAAGCTGCCTCAGCTGCTCAAGGCCGAATGTCTTTCCGTTGGAGGGACGCACGTCAGTGACGGTGCTACCGTTTGTCTTAATCAGGACTGCCATTATGCTGCATTCTCCTTTTTGCCGAAACGGATGAACTCTGCGGCTTTCTCGGCGCGGGCTGCTGCCCACACAATCATCCGGTTATCATTCTTCAGGGCCTTGATCCAGTTTTGCAGGTAGGCGGTCGAATTGCGAACGGTTGCCGCACACTCAAGGCCGGTGACATTGCAAAGCATCGCTGCGCCAAGCTCGGCCACAAGCTCCTCTCTGCTATAACTCTCGCTGCCAAAGAAGGCAAGTTCATCGATATCGCGGTTACACCGGCTCTCTCGTGCGGTGCTATGCGTCAGTTCATGGAACAGGGTGCTATAATACTGGGCCAGGACATCAAACTGGTTCATCTTCGGGCAGACCACCTCATCGAGCAGCGGAGCGTAGTACGCACGATTGCTCTCCTTGATGGTCAGTTTCAGGCCCTTCTCTCTGGCAAGATACCCGTCAACAACGGCATCAGCAATCTCGCTCGGGGTGTGGCGGGCGACTTCGGCCGTCGTGAGCTTTGACTTCACACCTTCAACATCGTCAATGTGGAAAACATTGTAGTATCGGAGCATTGGCCAGCGGTGCACCTTCTCTTGCCCATCCTCATCCGTGGTCTTGTCCTCAAGCCACTTGAAGAACACCACGAAGCCCGCCTTGGCTCCTTTCTTAATCTTGCCACCATGGGCATCTATCTGGTTCTTTGTCATCCACTCGCCTGGCTTGCCGAGAATCATCTGGTTCAGCAGGCTATACGGATTGCGAGAATCGTAGTTGATGGCTCCTTCCATCGTGCCGCTCCAGGGCTTCTTCCAAGGAATCTCGCCACCTTGCATCATTTCCACGAAACGGTCTGTGACCTTCTGATATACATCAAACATGGCTATTCCTCCTCATCATCGATGTCATCATCTTCTTCAGTTCCGTAGGCCTTGGCGGCTTTTACGGCATCATCGAAGTTGTCGAAGCGCTGGAATCCGCAGACGGTTTCAATCTCGGCGGTGTCCTCATCAAACAAGCGCACCGTGTACATCTTCTTCGAGCGGTCGTAGTTGTCATCCTCGGTCACAAACGTATTGTTCGGGAACAGCTCTGACACCATCGTGGTGCCCCAGAAGCGCATCGTGTCGGCATCGAAAAAGTGCTTGCCGGCAGCTTTGTGCAGGCGCTTCACGTCATCTATTGTCAGTCGTGCCATGATTACACCCTCCTTCCTTCAAGCGCGGCCACCACATCGAGGATGGTGGTCAGCGATTCTACATCCAGGTGGTACGTCTGTATGCTATTGTGACCAGCATACTTGTACAGCGGAGTGGTCTTGTCGGTGCTTACCGCATCATAGGCCGTTCTCGGCTCATTTTTGCCATTCACGGTGTGCGTGATGGCCCGGAGTTCAAGCAGCTGGCATTCGCCAACCTTGCCCTTTTCCAGAATGACATCGTGGGCAACGAAACTGATGCTACCACCATTGGCCACGACCTCCTCGCGGATGCCGGTCAACATCTCCTTGCGGAGTTCTGCGATGCGAGCCCTTGCGGCTTGGACATCGCCCTTGATTTCAGTGTACTTTCTCATAACGGTCAAATCTATTGTCTTTCTTACTAAACACGCTTGTGGATTGCACCTACATAACCTACATTCGGCTTGCAGAAGATGCGGTCAAATTCCTTATCATCGTAAGCCTCTCCGTGCATGAAGATTCCGGCAAACCAGACGCAGTTCTGCTGGTCAACCAGCTCTGCGTAATACACAACATGCGTCGCTTCTTTAGGCAGGCTCTCCCAGTCCACCTTGACGGACTCTCTGGCTTTCTTCTTCCACTCATGGGCTTCTTCAACAGAGGCATTGCAGTCCAAGGTAATGCGATACCGACCAACATTGTCGTAGTCGTGCACTTGAATACTGATTTCATTCATGGCTACTTCAGGCTATCGATTATCTTCTGGATGCGGGCTTCATACGTGGCCACCGTGTCCTCCGCAAGCGTGGACGTGTAGGTCATTCCGTTCTTCTTGATGTCCAGCCCCTTGATTGTCTCGGCCATCCGGACGAAGTTCATTCGCATATTCGAGGCCTCGGCCCTCTGGGCATCGAGCGAAAGCAGATCCAGGATGTCTGCCTCGTACTGGTTCATGTCCAGCTCCTTTGTCCAGTAGCAGGGCATCGGGCAAGTACCAAAGCTCTTGCGATAGCGCTTCTTGCCACTATTGTCAACGATTTCAATGAGCAGGCCAATGGTCTTGAACTCACTATCCTTAACTAACGTACATTTCATCGCCTTGCCCTCCTTACTTTTCAACCGCCGAATACAGGCCGTTCTCGTAGTGGAACTCATACCAGCCAATGAGTTCCTTGCGGTACGCGTCCATATACAGGTCGCGCTCAAACATTCCTTCGGCAAGGTGGGTGCCGTTCTCGCGGATGAGCCAGTACAAATCCATTCTGTACTGCTTGCCGAACTCGGCTTGAAGCTCCTCGGTCAGTCTGACCAGGTGCATGAAGTCGGTGCCAAGGTCGTAGTTCTGGTACATGGTGTTGCCTTTCTCCCGGATTACTTCTTTCATCCAAGCCATTAGGTCATGCAGGGTGTCGAAATTCTTTGTCATAATCTATTGTCGTGTTGTGTTGTTTGAATCATCTATCACAAAGTTAGGAAAACTATTTTAATATTCAAATATAAAAGCGTAAAGATAATGCTGATTTTTTGCTGATTTTTTCGGCAGAAATGGCCGAAACCGCGGTTGCAGATATGTGGGGCAAGGATTTTTGACACCTGCTGATTTTTGGCCGGAAGGTCACTTTTTTGGCAAAAAACGAAAGTAGGCGCCCAAGAACGGGTGCCTACCTATCAAGATTTCGCCAGTGCGTGCCTACGCTTGCCTGCGAGCGGTTCAGTGTATGATTGCCGAGAACTTGGCCGGGATGTCATCGAGGCTTGCTATCTCATCCTCGTGCTTCCGAACATACTCCCTGTACTCCATGCACAGGCCAAAGTCTGCATCTTCCTTCCCCTCATACTGGGTGGCCAGATGCGCCAGTTGTCTGCTTAAATCAGGTGTCATTTCTTCAATACATTTACTTTCGTTCTGTTGAATATCACATAGCAGTCTTGGTGGCCGTACTTACACTTGATACCGTCATATCCAAGCAGCGTGCCAAACGAGCCAAGTTCATCTACGGCAAACTCCAATGAGCGGAGCACCTTCGCCTCCGGGCTGCTATACCCATAGGTCGTGAGGGCCTTTGTCATTTCGCCTTTCAACTGACGACTATACTCATGCTGCATGACCTCAAGCTCCGATTCTTCTATGAAGCGCATCGTCTTGGGCAGGCCCATCGTTATTACGGCGCCATGGCTGCGACCGGCATAGTCCCACGCAATCTCCTCCGATACGGATGTGTACGTGCCATTGCCATGCACACCTTCGCCTGCAAATAACTTGCCTGTGCGGAAGTCCTCGGCAAAGCGGTCTGATTCCTCCTGACTGATGCCACTGACGCCACGGTACACCTTGATGTCATCCTGGCTGATTTCATCCACCAGGTTCGGTAGCCCATCGAAGCCCTGCATTTCGCCAAAATAGCCTTGTGCGGTTCGGTAGTCGCCACCATAGACCATATCCATGAGGCTTTTCCCAAGACCGCCAAGATGCTCACGAATACCCGGGAGCAGATCCTTTCCTTCCACTCCCGAAGATGCCGACGGCATGCCGCTCCAAGCATCTTCAATGTAGCCCATATTGTCCCTCACCCAGAAGGGCTGCGTTCCTCGGCCGATGGCTCCTTCCATCTTGTCGCGGTTCTCGCGGCAGAACTCCTTGAAGGCCTCCGGAACATCGGTGACAGCATTCTTGGAAACAAAGTCCTTGCCGTCCTTCATCCATTGTGCGACCTCCTCCGGGGTTGCCATGATCCAGGTTACATAGCACCGGCATTGAGGATGCCAGCCGCTTCCAAGGTCGAAGTCCATGGGATATCTGCCCTTTAGCCGTTCACAGACCTCGCAGGGGTACGGCGTAGTGGAACGATGTACCTCCTTGCCAACAACAATGGGTACCTGGCGCATCTGTGTCTGCTCTGCCGTCCGGTAGGCGTTGTTGATGGTCGTTCTGGCCAGACGCATCGCATTCTTGTACGCCGAGCGATACCGGCCTTCTCCTGCGATGTAGGCCTTGGCACGTTTCGACAGCTGAAGCTTTCCGTTCTTGTCACGCACCCTCCGGAACAGGGCCGTGGGGTCGTTGAGTAGAGAACGGATGCTGCGGCTCAGACTGGCCGCTGACATTCCTTGCTGAAGCGCTTCTCCAAGCTTGGCGGTCATGGCCAGTTCCACGTCGGACTTGAAGTCCTCGGACAACTGCCATACCCTGCTCGACAGTGAAAGGCCGTGCTTGGCCACGCTTTCTTGGTACGACTGATATGCCGGAGACCTGCCGAGTAGCTTGCTGAGCGTGCTGGGTTCGATTTCAGACAGTTTCACGCCGAGGATGGACGGAAGTGCCGACTCCACGTACTTGCGCGAAATATCGGCACTTTTCTCCCATTCCACCTTGTTCGCCGTCTCGATGTTGGCATAGAGTTCACGAGCTAGTTTGCGCGTCACCTCTTCCACTCTCTCCTTCAGCTCGGGAAAATCATCGAAGCGGAATGCCTCTCCCTCTGGAAGGTCGGAGCGCAGGGCAAGTTCGGCATACGCATCAAGCGCCTGGGCGTAGAGCCGTTTCAGCTCCGCGACATAGCGCTCAATGCGTCCGTAATGCTGCTGATATGCCTTGCTCTGTTCCATAGACTATCCTATTCTTCTTCCTCCTCCCCTTTCTTGAGATTGGTCTTCTGGGCACCAGCAGTAGCACCGGGGAACAGTTCCACCATTCTGTCCCTCTCGGTGCTTTCATCCTGCTGGGCTTTGATGCGGGCCATTTCCTCATCGACGTCGGAAACGAGACCGGACTTCTCGATGGCGGTGCGCTGGGACAGAATCGGGCCACCAGACGCCTTTTCGTAGGTGTTCACAGAGTCATCATCGTCGTTGAAGCGGAACGGATTGATGACCTGCTTGACTTTGAGCTTCTGAATCTTACCGTCCCATGCGGAATTCATCTTAGCAAGGTATGCCTTGATGATGTTGCACTCTCTATCAAGGTATTCTATGACGTCCCACTTCTCCAGGCCGACCTTCATGTGGTCACCAGCCACGAGCATCTGCATGGCCTTGGCATTGAGCGCACCGCAGGCCTTCAGGTTCTCCAGAGAGATATTCGACAACTGCATGGACTCGGCCATGTTCTTCTTCAGCTCATTGACGTAGTACTCCACGTTCTCCGGCGTAATAGCGGGGGAAACGGTGTCAACATCACCTCCAAGCTCCACGTTGTAGAACTCCCTGGCCTGATCACCTTCGGGCTTCTCGCCGTTGAGCAGCTGGCCGATCAGCTTCACGAGCGGGTGGGAATTCTTGCGCACAACATCGGAGTTGCGGGATAGCGTGAACTCCACCTCGTCACGGTTGTTCGGCACGTTCTCAAACAGGGCCTTGGAGCGATATCCGTAAATGCCCGGTATCTTGTCAAGGATGAGCGATTCATTCGTGATGACCGGCTCGTACTTGAGCTTGGTGTCGGTGCTGCGCATCCACTTGTAGTGCGCCTTCCTTGTGTAGCACTCAAAGAACGTGACGGTCTTGGTCTTGGAGCGCTTGACATCATACTCGAACGATATCGCCTGGCACTTACCGAAATCATCGGCAAGGTAGTATATCTTGGCGCTGGCCAGACCGGATTCCTTGTACTCCATCGGAGAATAGGAACGGCACTTCAGATGGTACGGTGTCTCGAAGCCGTAGTCATCGTGCTTCTTGCCTTCCTCATCCTCGACCGTGTACCAGATGGTCAGGGCCTCGCAAGCGGCAAAGAGAGAACGGAAGCGCTTCATGTTCTCTCCGTCGATGCGGTTGTCCTCGTACACGGCTTCGATGGCGTCACGCATCTTCCTCTGCTCCTTCTTCTCGGCAGCGGTACCCTTGAACACATACTCACGCGTGGGCGGAATGGTGAACATCATTTCCAACAGGCGGTTGACAAAGATGCGCTCGGCATCGTAAGTCACCCTCGCTGGCTTCTCGATGTAGTCCTTGCCCTTCTTGTCCTTGGGGCGGCGTTTCTTGTTAGTGATAATCTCGTGCTGGTCGGGATAGTACTGCGAGCGCAGGAGCTCCCAAGACGGCACTTCTACGGACTTCTCTTTCAGCAATTCGATGACCTTGGCATCGTCATGCTCCGGCGAGAATATCTGGCCGAGGAAACTTCCCTCAGCATACTTGGATGCCGGTTTCTGTTGTTGAACTTCTTTTGCCATATCTGTTCGGAATAATCGTTACTATGTAAACAATACACACTTTCTGCTACCAAAAATCCCTCATTACGTCCTCTGTGGTGAGCTGCGTGGTGTTCTTCATGCGCATTTCCATGATGCCGGAGCAGCAGTCCGGGCCATCATCGTGGTCGTTGTGGCCCTCCTTGCGGTAGGACTTCATGTCACGAGCGAACTCCGGCCACCTCTGCTGCCAGTCCTCGGGAAAGAACAACATGTTCATTACCTCGGCACTTCTTGAGAAGATCCTGACATTCTTGTTGCCGGTTTGAACGAAAGTATGGAAACGGGTTTTCTTGTTGCCTAAACCACGGCAAATGCCTTCCACGTTCATGGCAATGACTCGCCCGCCGTTGTTGCTCTCGAAGTGGCAGATTTCCACCTTGTCGATGGTCATCATTTCCGCGTGCTTTTGCTGCGTGAACTCTACTGGCTTCTTCGTGTACAGGATGTTTATCACATAGTCGCCAATCTCGGTTTCGATGTAGTCTATCGAACAGTACCAGTCCGAGCCGGTGTCGGCAGAGTCCGTGTAGTTCTTTATCACCCACGGCTTGCCTTGGTGCTTGGTCGGGAGCGCTGAATACGTGCGGAAGCGCGTGTACATGAGGCCCTCAAGCGGTGTCGGATTCTGCATGTACTGGGTTTCAAACACGAAGTTATTCACCTTCCGTAGCGCGTACAGCTCCTCCAGCGTGTGCTTGTGCTCCCATAGGGCCTCATCCTGCCCTTCCTCGTTCTGCTTGATGACCGGGATGCTGATGACCGTCCACTCGCCTGGCTCCACCTCTTGCAGGTAGCCACAAAGGTCGTGTTCGTGCAACCTCTGCATCACTATGATTATGGGCGTGCGACGGGAGTTCACACGGTTACGGATGGTGGTCTCAAACCGTCGGTTGACTATCTCACGGACATTATCGGACAGAGCGTCTTCCGGTTTCAAGGGGTCGTCAATGACTATGGCGCCAGTGAACTTGCCCGGATTGAACACGGCAGTGTACTGATCCAGATACTCCTCGCTGACTTCCCCATCTTCAGCATCTGTGGCACCAGCACCGAAACCTGTAATCTGTCCCAGCGTGGATGTGGCGTACATTCCACCTCCTGCGGTCGTGTCCCACTTACCCTTGGTGTCACGGCCAGGACGGATGCGTGCATCAAACAGGCATTGGAACAAGGGCGAGCGCATTATGTCCTTTATCTCTTCGGAGTTGTCGAGCGTGAGAGAGCCGGAATACGACAGGTGCAGGAACTTGCAGGCAGGATTGATGGCATACCCAAACGCCATGAACTGCTTCGATACCAGCTCTGTCTTTCCGTATCGTGGTGCGATGTTTATCATCACCTTCCGCAGTTCTCCCCTCACCACCTTGTCCAAAACGTCACATATCAAGTCGTGATGCTCGCCGAAGATGAACGGCGTCTTGTGCATATGCAGAAACATCTCCTGCGTAAATCGCTTCACAGAAGATGTCATCAGCTGCTTGTGGGCTGCTCTCAATATGTCACGCTCCGTGCGCTCCATTGACTATTGCTTGGTCTGATTCCTTTTGGCGAGGAACTCAATCTCCTCATCGGTGAGGGGGCGCAGGACAAGGTCTTCTCCGTCCTTGCCGGTATGCTCCAGACGCTGCTTGTTCTGCCAGTGTTCGGGATCCTGATTCGACTGATAGTGGATAATGGCGCCAAGACTTGGCATAACATGCTTGGTCACCTCCCTCTGGGCGCGGATGACTACCTTCTTGGTGTCATCGTCACGGACGTACTCGGTGGTCGTTTCCGTGAAGTCAAATCCTACTATCAACTTGGCCAGCGAGTTGGAGCACTGCACCAGACGTTTCTCGCGCAGGGCCTCCTTGGCATTTTCAATACCTTCGGCAAACTCGGCATACCGCTTCTTCCAACGACCGAAGGTCGTTTCGTCCACTCCAACTATCTCACAAAGCTCCCTTTGAGTGTACTCATCTTCGGACAGAAGCTTGAACACCTTCTTTGCAACTCGCCTAGAATACTTCATCGGGGTGCTCCTCCTTGTACTTTTTCTTCGCCAACAGCTGGGTTCTGGACTCCCATGCCTGCTTGTACTCGGTGTTTTCAAACAACTTGGCGAATCCAGTGACGTATTTCAGCTTCAGCAGCTCCTCCGGCTCCATGCCGAGCTGGTTGCAGATATCCTCATCCTTCCATCCCTGGTCGAGCAGCTTGAACACCATCGAGGACATGCCCTGCACCGAGTGCTTGCCCCTGGCACGATTGTGACGGACGGTTGCCGCCATACGCTCGTTGATGTCCTTGTCGATGACCACAATCGGCAGCATTCCATGGTTGCGCTCGCGGATGTCCTTGTTGTTCTTGCAGGTAAAATAGCGGTGGAAGCCATCGACAATGATGTACTTCTTCTTGGAATCGTCCCAGATGGTCACCGTGGGCTGCGTGTAGCCGTCGTTCCAGATGGACGTGTACAGCAGCTGCATTTCCTTCTGCGCGACGGAATTCGGGTTGTAGTCATTCGGCTCCACCATGTCGATGGGCACCCATATTACGAAGTCCACGGGCTGGGCCTTGTTCGGGGACAGCTCGTGAATGAACTTGCAGAGTTCGTTCCGGAACTCCAGTTTGTCTTGGGCGGCTTCAAATGCGGCCCGGATTTTATCTTTCAATTCTTCCATGGCGGATTACTTGTATTGCGTGAAACAAATGGCAACGAGTGCCGTTCCGTGCTTGCGGCCGACCTTGTGCGGCATGATGTGCGTCTGGATGTCCTTCAACTCGTATTGCCGGTACGTGCGCTCGTGCAATTCCGTGAGGGCCTTTTCCAGTTCCTCTGCGAGAGCTTCCACCTCCATCTTGCCGGAGACCTCGCAGACCAGGCCACCGATTTTCTTGCGGCCTTCGTAGAGCCAGCCGTACGTGATTCCTGCACAGATGAAGTCCCCCTTCTCTCCGGTGGCCACGGCCATGATGGTCATCATTTCAGAGCCGAACTTGGGCAGCTTTGCCGCCTCGCGGGAGACCTCCTTGGCGCAGGCCGGCAGGACGGATGAGTAGGTCTGGATGTTGAAGTCGGAAATCCCTGCTTCGTGCAGGGCCATGTGAAACGAGCCGGCGTGGACTTGGTTGTCGGAATCGCCAGAACCGCAGGTGACGAAATACTTCGCCGGAACCCTATTTCGAGTGCTTCTGCTCATAGTCGATGTACTTGTTTTGGATGGGATACTTTCTCTTGCCGTGCTTCTTCCAATAGCGCCACTCCGACAGGGCTATTCCTGCGTTGAAGTTGGCTATGAGCGTCAGTGACACGTCCGAGCGCATAATCTCGCCTACGCACACCTGGCAGAAGTCTTGGTACAGAAGGGCGTTCTGTCGATACAGCTTCGCCTTGGGTGAGTTGAAGGCCTTGTAGAATATCGGCCGGTCTTGCTCCGCAATGAGGTGCTCAAGCAGATAGTCACGATACTCCTCCCAGCCGGAGAACATGAACGGCAGATCCTTGACCGCGAACATGTCATCCTTCAGCTGGGATGCGGTGCTGATACCAGACAGGCGCCGTGTCAGTCGGTTGTACAGGTCACTTTCGATTTCCTGCATGATGTACAGACTCCGGATGGCGGTTTCGTGCGTGACATTGCTGATGCGCATTTCACGGATGGGAACGCCATACTGGTACATGTAGTTGTAAATCGGGCAGTACTCGAAACCGTTGTCATGGATGAATTTCCAGACATCGGAATACTGCCAATCGTAGATGGGATTGAAGTCCCATTTGAACTTGCTTCTCTGTGCGCACCAGATGCACCACTTGTAGGACGGATTGCCCTCCGTGGTCGCAATCTTTCGCTTCGGGCTTTCCTCGCAGCGCATGCCGAGAAGGGCGGCTACCCTCTGGCCCTTGAAGTACTGCTGGGGCAGGATGTCCATCATGGCGTAGAACTCCTCCTCCTTGCCGGTGTCCTCCCACTCCGTGATAGCGATATCCTCATGTGGACGAATCCACTCCTTGCCTTCTTCCCAGCAGTGAAGCCACGCATCGGTTCCTCCTGCTGCGTTGTTGATTTTGAACGGAATCTGATACCACATCGGATTGACCTCCGGCATGTGCATGACGTGACGGATGTACTCGATGTTGTTGTCCCACTCGGCTTCCTGGTCAAAGAAAAAGACATTGACAGGAAGACGGTTCATTTCCCTGGCCACCTCGATGGCAAGGTGCAGCACGACCGTGGAGTCCTTTCCTCCGGAGAAGTTCACAACCACGTTGTCGAACTCCCGGAAAACAAAGCGTACACGCTCCTTGGCCGCTTCGTAAACGTTCTGTCCAGTGTAGATATTCATTTCTTGAGGTTTTGCTTGTGGAGCTGCTTGGCGTATGCGTTGACATCGGAATCAAGGCCGATGGCGTAGTCACCGTTCTTCAGCATCCGGTAGTTGATGTAGTCTGCGCATGCATAAGGCGGGCGCTCCTCGGCCATAAACTTACGCATGCCACCCTTCGTACAGACAAAATGCAGCGCAAGCGAGCCGTAGAAGTAGTAGTTCGTATAGCCATTGATATAGGCAGTCATCGCCCACAGGTCATCGAACATGAATTTCTCTGCCGGCAGTTCTCGCATAAGGGCCGCAATCTTCTCAGCATAGACCATTCCGCCGCCTTGGTAGCACATAATCTGCGACTTGAATGTATTGGACATGTGTGGCACCTTCTCCGCAAGAAGCTTCGGAGTCCTCGCCCAGTTCGTGAGGACAAAACCGGTTCCGGGTTGCATGGCCTTCTCGACGGCCAGCTCATAGTGCGTGTGCGGAGTAAGTAGCATATCATCATCGAGATTGATGTAGATATCGCTTCGGATTTCCCTCAGTAGCTTCACCCTGGCAGCATGACAACCGACCTTTTCCGGAACGACTATAATCTTTGAGAATCGTTCCGGACGCTTTAACTGACCAATCGTGCCTTGGTAGTCTTGGAAGTATAGCGCCAATTCGTAGTCGTCGAAGCCGTGGTATATGATGGATTCAACAAGGTCGTTCAGCTGCTCGATCCTGTCGCTCACTGAGATTATAACGAATGTCTTTTTCATATTCGGTGGTGTTTATGGATTATCAATAAAAGAGCGAAGCTATGCCACCGATACTCCAGTGGCATAGCAATACATAAGCTACAAGCTTTTCTTGGTGGTGAGAAGGCTGAATTCAGCCGTTTTCAGGAGGTTCAGGCCCGGTTGTGGGGCGAGAGTACCCTTCGAGAACAAAAGGACGTCAGCGGACGTTTTCTTGCTATTCACGACACGCTTGATGTCTTCCGCGTCAAGCCGCTCGGCATTCAAGGACACAATCACGTCGACATTCTCGTATGAGAGATTGCCTACGCGCTCCAGGTGCAAACGGCCCTTGAGGTTCGGCCTGGCATCAAGAAGCTGAACGAGTGCCTGCTTCCGGTTGTCCACGCCATGGTAGTCATTCAGTCCTGCAGCTACCTCAAACAGGCCTCCGTTTCCGCAGCACAAGTCGCAGACCTTCTTGCCATCGGATATGTGGCCGGCAAGGATATTGCGGACGGCATTGTCGTAGAAGATGTCGTAGCTGGGGACAAATTCGGTTTCGTCGATGTAGTCACGCTTGTACTGGTCTCTGTTCACCAGGTCACAGACCTCCGGGGTGGGATCCATATCCCAATACTTGTAGCCCCACAGGTAGAAGTAGCGATACGTCTTTGAGTAGAACCGGCCCTCCCGGGAGTTCTCACGTATGAAGGTCACGAACCACTTGAAGCGGTCGTAGTCGTTCTGGTCGCTGCGCAGGCAGTACCAGTGAGGGATGCTGGCCATGGACTTGGCGAAGTGCCAGTCATGGGTCTGAATGAATCTTTTTGCTCTTTCGAAGTCGTTCATAAATCTACTTGTCAAATTTCTTTATCTGGAACTTGAAGCCACAGGTCGGGCAAGTGACATCTGCCAGATCCTGCGCTTTCTTCTTCTGTTCAAGGCCTTCCTCAATCTTCTTCTCGGCCGCTGCCACGTCCTTGCTGGTCGTGATTGAGTTCTGCTGCGTTGGATTGAGGTTCGGCTTGAAGTCCTCCCCCATCGCCTTGGTCTCAACGTCCCAATCTTTCGTGGTCATGCCCCACTTCTCGGTCATGTACTGAAGGGCGGATTCATCCCACTCCAGGTTCTGCTCAGCAGTGGCATTGTCGGCAGTTGACATATCCCTGCCCTTCTTGGAGTCCAGCGACAGATCCTTCCTCTTGACGGCAACGAGCGTGTCGGCATCTGCGTCCACGATGATGACCTTCTTCACGCCCTCGGCCTTGGACGCCTCCTTGGACTTGTTGCCAGCAATCAGGCGATTGTTCTTATCGATGAGCACGGACTTGCCTGCGCCCAGTTCACGAAACGACTTTCGCAGCAGCTCCTGACCATGGAGCGTTCCGCGGTTGGCATTGGCGTTATCGAGAATGAGCTGGTCAATATCAACCATCTCGGCCGTTTTCTTATTCTTCTTCGTTGCCATGGTCTTCCGGGAAAAATTCAGTGAAACATCTGGGGCAGATGACGGCCGGCGCCTCCGCTGCATCGAACTTCTTGGCCTGGCTTTCCGTGGCCAGCTCGGCCTGCTCCTTTTCCAGTCCCCAATCTTCGCGCTTGAAGCCGAACTCCTCCTCGGCTTTTTTCAGGGCTTCCTTGTTCCATGCAAGGTCGGCTTTTCCGACAGCATTATCAGCAAGGGCCATTTCCCTCCCCTCCTTCGTGTCAAGGTCTATGTCTTTACGCCGGACGGCCACAAGGACTTCACCTTCCGTTTCCACCACAAGCACTTTCTTGATGCCCCTCTTGATGGATGACTGCGCGGTCTTGTTTCCAGCCACCAGCTTGTTGTCCTTGTCAAGCAGGACGGAACGGCCGGTACCGAACTGTTCAAGGGAGCGGTCCAGCAGCTCTCGGCCTCTCTCCGTTCCAGCATTGACGTTTGCGTCATCACTGACAAGCTGGTCAATGTCGATTTCTTTGATTTCGTATTCCTTCATAGCGCGATGAGTAACAAACATAAAGCACCCCTGCCACGGCTTATGCCGTAGGGCGGAGGTGCTTGTTGACAATAGATTTGAACTCCGAATTAAGGAGCGTTGCAATTATAATCATTTTTCAGCGATTTTGCACCATTTTTGGCTCAAAACCGAGACAAAGATATGTAATTATTACACATTTTCAAACATTTTTAGGCAAAAACCGACTTACTGGAATTCCGGTTACCTTGAACGTGTCCAAGTTCATGTAGAAGCCGCGCGTGCTGATGACTGCATCCTTGAATAGCTGCCACAGCAGACTCCCGGCCAGCTGAACGAGTGCGGAGTTCACGAACAGATCCTGCTTCTCAAGGGCCTCCGCCACTGAGCAGCTAGGGCCGGAATCCTTTTCGTCCACGAGCGTGTAGTCAAACTCCTCCGTGGCAAAGGGGAGAATGCCGACCGGCCGATAGGCGTCCGACTTGGGCTGGTCAATCTTGGCACTGCCGAGGATGGCCTGGCCAGTGCGATGACCGTTGCCAAGGTCGAGCCAGTAGTACGTGGCGTTCTCGGGAATCATCGGAGCAGACCGCTTGCGCAGCTCGGCGAAGTGCTTGCCGATTTCCTCCCTGGTCTTGATGTTGTCAACACAGGTAATGACAATATTCGCCATCAAAGAGGCAGAATACTTCTTCGGTTCGGCATTCCAGTCCAAGCCGAAAAAGCGGTTTATGCGCGTGATGAACGCCTGTGCCTTGTTCAAGCCAATCTCGCCATCGGAGAACAGCTGCCGGCCGATGTTGGCTTCCGTGACCGTGTCGGGGTCGTATGCGGTTACCTTCAGTCCCGGATGGCCCATTGCATACAAGGCATGGTCTATCCTGGCGAGGGCTGAAAGCATCTGACAACCGCTGCCACCAACACCAACGAGGTCGATGCTGATCCTGTGGACGGGATTCAGGAAGTAGGGTGCAACAAAATGCACGTAGGGTTTCTTTTCTTTAGACATGTTACTTTTGTTCTTCTGTGTTCTGTTTCTTCTTTGCCTGCTGCTTTTCGTAGGCGTCAATGATGAGACCGAGCCGATAGGTGGCTGCATCGCCCAAGACAACGATAATGCGGCGTTCCGTCGATGGCAACTGGCACTTCTTCTGGAGGCACAACTTGTACTGCTCGGCGATGTAGTCGGCATTCCATTTCACTCTTTCATACCCCCCCCTCTTGAAGTACCTGCCATGCTCGGCCGCATTCTTCTCTGCTTGTTTGCGGCTATCAACGAAGGCACGCATTTCATCACGGACGCACTCCACAAACAGCTCATCCATCGTGATGGTCTTACTCTCCTTCTTCGCCATGGCTCATTGCTTTACCGGTTTCTACAATCTCCTTCTGGAAGTCAGCTATCTGCTGGCGGATGTGCTCTTGCGTTTCCTCATACTGCTTCAGCTGATCCTCCGAGTAGCGGGGTGCCCCGAGGCACCAGTTCTCGTAGTTCAGGTGCTTCATGCTGAAGTCGTGAGGACCACCTTCCATTTCCTGCTGGGACAGCTCGATGGTGTGAACGCGCAGCATGTAGTCAAAGTACTTCTCGAACTCGCCCACAGGCACGTCATTGTCAATGTCGTAGCGAATCTCGGTCATGTTTGCGGAGAATCCATCCTCGCCAAGCAGGACGATATCTCCGACTTCCTGGCGCGGCCAATAGGCATCCTCAAAAGGAATGTCATGCTTCTTGCAGAACTCCCGAAGATAGTCGTTACAGACCGCATTCCAGCGAGTTTTCAAAAGGTCTTTCATTCTGCTTCCTCCTCTTTCTCCACGCCCTTGAGCATTTCACGGACATAAATCTGGTCGGCCAGATCCAGTGTGCTCTTTCCGGCCTTGATGTCCTCGAAGGTCTGGGCCATCTTCTCGGGAGCCCACAGGCCCAGACGGTGCAGATGCTCCCAAGGGCCGTCAGATGCGACCATGTTCTTTTCCTTGTAGAGCTTTTCAAGGACAGCTCTGTTCTCCTCGGCCACCTTCATGGCCTTCTCAATCTTTGCTACCTGGCCGGCCTTGCCGGTGGTGGCGGTCTTAGCATTCTTTACCATAATCTTTAACTGGTTTATTGGGTTTCTTGTGGTACTTCGTACCGGTTTTCAATCTTCTGTTCCGCTCTGCAGTAGCTTCGCTTCGGAGACAGCCACAGGAGCGAGTGATGCCCCTTGTCAGGTTCGTTCCAAGGGTGTTGAACTCCACGCCACAATCGCAGCGGCAACGCCATATCGTGGTGCGGTTGTCTGACATATCATTCTCCTCCAGAACGACTACCCTGCCGAAGCGGAGACCTGTCAGATCCTTGAAGTTCCAAGCGTGCTTGTCCATATCAGTCAATCTTTGTGAACAGGATATCCGTGCGCACAATGGTCTTGTGCCATTCAATCTTATCCTCGGCAAGCGCCTGGGCGAATGCCACGTCTGTTGGCTTGTGGGCGCCAAGCTCGAACCAATGCTTGAACTTCGCCCTCTGGACAAATACACGGTGCGTTCCGCGGTCGTCCCTTATGATTCTTGCTTTTGTCATAATCTATTTTGCTTTTAACAGTTCTTCAACCTGGTTTGTGATTTCTGCGTAGCGACACTCCGCGGCGGATATCTTTTCATCCAGCGCGTGCAGGGTATCATCGGAGTCGGCATCAAAGAAAAGACTGTTCTTTGCATGCTCGATGTAGGCCTCCCTGCGATTCTTGTATTTCGAAATCAGCGCCTTTGCCGCCACCTGGCGAGAGCGCAGAGAGTTATACTCATACTCCAATCCGGTGCCCTTGTCATAGAACGAAAAGAACATGCTAACATTGTCCTTTGGGTACTTGCATACAAAACGGGCCTTTCTCCATTCATACACCCATCGGTAGTCCCACATTATCTTTCTCGGCATGTCATACCGATACAGAATCTCACGTTCTCCGTTTGGCAATGTTCGCTCTATACAGATGGCGCAATACGGCTCTATCCCAAGGTCTTTTTCTGCCTTATCACGGAGGTCGTTGTACTCTTTTGCCTCGGCTCCGATTCCTATTTCCTGCTTGCTGGCCATTACTTTATCAATTCAAATGAGTACGCGAACACCCAAGGATTCTTCTCCCATGTGACCTTTCCCTTGCCTTTGCACTCCGGACAGTTTTCCGTCTCCAGGTGGCGCTTCAATCTCTTGAACAGATCCTTGATGGGGATATCAAACTTGTCTGACGGCGCAAAGGTAATCTTCGACGGGGCGAGCTCTGGCCTGGCCGGGAAACTGCCCTTCTTCGGCATCAGTGACTTGGGCACTGCGATAATCAACGTTCCGTCCGTTGCACAGATGTTCCCTTCTCCGTCATCGTAGGGGACGCGAAACGCGTCTCTCGGGCCACTCGGCAATTCACAGAACGTGGTAATGATTTCAAACAATAACTTTTCGTCCATGTTCTTTCCTCCTATTTCTTGCAATGCTTTTCATAGAACTCCACAGAACAGGGCATGCTCAATGGTTTCTGGAAATACTTATCTACGGCCTCTTCGTAGTTCTTCAGCGCCTGGTCAACGTTTCTGCGGCAGGCATCAATGTGTTCCTGCCGGAGCACTGCTTGATGCTTTAAGGCCTCATCCTTGTCCAGATAGAGCTTGTCCTTGCTGCTATAATTGCATTCTTCTATCGCGATGCTATCATCCGGTGCGCAAGTGAACACCTTCTTGTAGTAATCGTTGAACTTGATTGTCACCTTGGTGGCTTCATGCAAGATTGAACTCGGCCTCCTTGTCAAAATCTTGTCCCTGTCAATCGTGTAATAGACAGGCGTGTCGATTGTCAATTCTTTTGCTTTCATGCTATTGCCTTTTTCTTTCCATCCTCGCCCTTCAAGATAGGGCGAGGACAGAAAAGGTTTCAAAGTAAATTCATCGGACGGGGCGCACCGAGAAGCCGTAAGCGCGGTGGCTGTAGTCCAACGGGCTGACGCCGCCAGCGTTGAAGGTCAAGTTGTACGCGTTGGCCGCACTGTAATTCACGCTCGGAGTCTTGGTCCAGATATCACCTTCGTCTCCGTCATACTTGACAGGGCCACCTTTCCAAGTGTAGCCGTCGGCCGGGAAGAAGATTGACTTGCCATTCGGGCCAGTGAACTTCATTCCGGGCTTTCCGTTCTCGGTAACCCATTCATGAGTGCACTCGGTTGCCAACTCTACGGCCTGGGCTGCGGTAGGCATCTGGTCACCGAACAAGCCGATGGCCTCGTCAAAGTCGAACAGCTTCTTGCCGTTATGCTCGGCATTGTTCTTCGCCCAGAGCGTTCCGGAAGTCAGGCCCAGATCCACAAAGCCGCTGGCTTCTTCTTCCGCGGTGCTTGCCTCGCTTACGATGGTGTCAATAACGCCAAGCGTAGTGGCGCCACTGACGCGGTCATCCGCGATGCTGATTCCAAACTCCCTGTCAATTTCAGACAGGAGCGTTGCCCGGTCGAGCGAATCGAAGCCGAGAGAGTCCAAACTGTTGGAGGTGGCGAGTTCTCCTTCAAAGCCGAGGGTTTCGCGATATCGTTCTACGATAGCAATAAGGCGTTTGTTCATAATGTTTCTGTTTTTGATTTTTTACGTTTCTTTTCTTTTTGCATACGGAGGGCGTACAGGCTTGGCGATTCATAGCCTTCGCAATCATCGGCCGGCTCAAGCTCTGGCCAGAGCCGATATCCGAAACGGCGGCAGGCCTCCCAGCGTTCACCCTTCCAGACTTCGTCCCGGTAGTGAGCGCAGGCGCCACACTTGGTGCACTTCCTCCAGTACTCCTTACTCATTGGCTTTCTGCTCGGGAGTCAGTACATCCAGATAGCAGTTGTCGCCATCAACAATGATGAATCCGTCAAGCAGCCGTGACAGCTTCATTGCGAGGTACTGCGCGGTTATCTTTTGCGGCTTATCAGCGCAGAGCCGTACGGTACGGCGCAGATGCTTGTCATACTTGAAGGCAAGGTCATCACAGACCTTTCTCTGGCTTTCCAGCTCCTGGGTTAGGGAATTTACCTGCTTCTTGCGCAGGAACGCGACAGCGGCTAAAACAAGGACTGCCACGGCGAGGATTACAATGATTACTGTTTTCATGATGTAGAACTATTTGGGTTGAACATTAACTTTCCGGCTCAGTGATGACATCGATTTCATCTGCGACCACGATGGTCTGGGTGCGGTCATAGCCCTGCTGGTCTTGGTACTGATCCTGTTTGATGCGACCACAGACGTAGAGCTTCTGACCGCGAACGATACGGTCTGGGGTGGCGCGGCCGAAACCGGCCCATGACTCCACTCGATGCCACGTTGTCTCTGTTTGCCAATCTCCGTTGGCGTCCTTGTAGGAACGGTTGGTTGCTAGCGTGAACCTTGTCACGGTGGTGTTGCCAACGTCTCTGGTAGCATCCACGCTACCTACGTGTCCTTTCAATTCAATTCTGTTCAAATCTTTCATTGTCTTAACTGTTTTTGGGGTTTACATTCTTCTATAACTTTTGCCTGCATAGTACAGGCGGTCAAAGGTCTCGCTCATCCTGTCCTGCATACGTGCGCCATAGCGCTCGGTCAGCTCACGGTCTTCCAGATTCGTGGATATCACCGATATCAGCTGCTGGTTGTAGCGGTGGTACAGAACATCAAGAATCGGGGTGCGCTCCATGCCGTAGGTCATACAACGGACCGGCTCGCTGCCAAGGTCGTCGATGAACAGTATCTTGCTCTCCGCGAACTCCAGGTATCTGGATGCCTTTCCGTCTTGGTAGGCAAGGAACTGGTCAACGAGGTTGGTGGCCGACACGTAGCAGACTTCCGTCCAACTCGACGCGCCATTCCTGACAACCTGGTACATAGCCTTCATCATCGTGGTCTTGCCGGTGCCCACCTTGCCATAGAGCAGAAGACCTGTCTTCCGGGTGGTGGCCAGCCACTGGCCAATCTTGCAGACCAGCTGCTGCGTTGCCTCATCGGGAACGAGCTCCCGGCCACGTGCTTCAACCTCGTAGATGTAGGCGCCGTACAATTCGCCGGCGAGCAGATCCTTTCCCTTTCCGGTGATGCGCTCCGGGAAACTATAACGTGCTGCTTCCCCCTTTGACTTCTTCAAGAGGGATAAGTACTGCTGAGCTACCTTGCTGATTGATTCTTCCATTTCCTTGATCCTTTAGTGAGAACAGACCCTGCCATTCATTGGCCATAGACTGGTCAACAATCATCCGCATCTTCCACGTCTGGTCATCCGCAAGATTAACGAGGTGGGCATACCCCTTCTCGACGCCTTTCTGCGTTCCGTAGGGCTTGCCTGCCTCAATACGGAAATCAATCCAGTCTTGGAAGATGGCAAGCCGTTCCTGGTCCTCGATGAACGAGAGGTCAGGGACGAACTTTGGCTTGCGACCTTTTTCTTTTGAGGGTTTTTCTTTTTCAGTAGTAGATATATTACTTTCTTCTTTTATTAAAGAAGGGAGTATATCATCCCGTGATTCCGCGGAATGCATTCCGCAATTCTGCGGAATGGAAACCACGCCATTCTGAGCGGGATTTTTGAGCATTTCCGATTCCGCAATTTCGCGGAATGGATTCCGTAATTCTGCGGAATGGATTCCGTAATTCTGCGGAATGGATTCCAGATATTTCAGGAACTTATCCGAGAACGTGTACCAGGCAGTCCGGTCGGTCGGGTTGTCATTGAATGACCCCTTTAACAGAACTCCGGCACGGAGCAGTCCGGCAATGTGCCGCTGCACCTTGTCTTCGCTCAGGTAGGGGAACAATACCGCCATCGAGCGCTGCGAACTGCAGGCCCAGAAACGCCCATCGTGGAAGTGCTGACTTTCGGCAGCATTCTTCTCGATCCAAAGGGCGAAATAGTACAACAGTACCGCCTTCTCAACGCCGTAGTCCTTGGCTACCTGCGGTATGAATGAGTGTACTATCATAGCGCGGGCAGGATTCCAAATGGCAGCAACATATCGAAGGCAATCTTCTGGACGATTCTTGCCCTTTCCTCATCGTTGGCTGGGTGGTACTTTTCATTGATGGCGTCAATGTCGTGATAGGCCTTGACGTGCTTCTTGGTGTTCTTTGTCTTGATCCAGACATCATCGCCAAGATTCACCTCTCTGCCAGCTTTGATTTCGGACATCCGGCCCTTGACATTCAGACTCCCATATTGCTGGAGGCCAACCAGCGATGTGACTACGCCGCCGGCCTTCATTGTGGCAACCATCTTCGCTCTTTGCGACTGGCTGCTTTCCTCATTCGGGTTTTCGTTAACTTGAGTGTACATACTATCTCATTAAGTCTTTCAACATATATCTGCCTTTGAGCAGCTGCTTGGTGTCAAACGGCTTCTCTCGGCTTTCTTTGAGAGCAAGCACCAGGTTCCCCTTCACCGGATTCGCACCGAGCAAATGGGAGTTCGTGCTTCCCCAGAACAAGGTCTCCCAGTATCGAGTTAGGGCAGACCAAGTGTAGTCCCTTGCCTTCGTCGCCTTGGCGTTACCGAGGCAGACATGGCAGTCATCATAGACATTGAACATCGGATACCGGCTCAACTTCCGCTTGGCCGACGGGCGACTGCCCTTGAAGGCATAAACGAACAGCGTGCGGTCTCTGACCACGTACACGATGCCGGGGACATAGTAGTCACCATCTTCGATGGAAAGACCGTCCACGAAGCTCATATTTCGTTTCTGCGGCGGGTTCCACCAGATGAAGGTCTTGTGGCCGGGCCGGTCATCAACGTACAGCATAGAGCTTGGCATGGCTCCGTGCGGGGTTTCAGCGAAGGATGTGGAGAACGTCTTGACCATTCCGTCAATCAGCCGCTTGCTGACCGGCTTGGCTTCACCGAAAGCACCTTTTTCATTGACGCTCCGGCTCTCCAAGTAGTACCTGTTACTGGGCGAGGAATATGCTACAATCACCGCCTTGGGTGTGTAGGTCTCCTTCAGGGCTTGAGTAAGATCCTTCATGACTTTATCACCTCCGGTAGTTTTGCAAGCGCTTCTACGAAACGCATATATCGGCCAAGTTCCGGGTGCAGGCGCGGCTCTCCTTTCGGGGTTAGCACCACCTCATCCACGGGGATATCCTGCTCGGTATCTCCGCTCTGGTAGTAGCTGCTGATATCCTGGACTATCGTGTCAATCACGTCATCGTTCTCGTAAACAATGCTGAACAGCTCCTCGATGGGGTTCACAATCGGTTCTCCACCATCGTAGTCATTTTCATCAAAGGCACGATACCGCGATACCGACCAGGCGAAGTTTTCAAGATAGGACGGATAGTCATCTGCGATGAAATCAATGCCGCTTGCCAGCAGGTCATAGACGGCCTTGTCTGCCTTTTTCGGCTTGAAAGCCAGAAACTCCTCGGCCGTGAGCAAGGGGGCTTCGTAGAACTCGTCTATGAGCTTGCGCGTCTTCCCGCCTGTGGCATAGGACTGGTACATTTCCAAATCGTCATCATCGAGCGAATCCTGCTCATACATGACGTTCTCCAGCAGGGCTTCAAAGTAGTAGCCGTCGTAGACACTGCACCAGCCACCTTTCTTGGCAAACGTGCGCAGGAATCTCCTGGCAAGCGCACCGAACTTCTTGTCCTTGACCTTGAACGTCCATGCAAATGGAACGAAGTACACCATTTCGTAGTACATTGGCCAATCCTTCAGCACGAACTGGTATTCCTCCATTTCATCATCGTAGTACAGCTCGATGGACTCCTTGTCCTTTAGCAGATTGTTCATCTGGTCAAAGAGCGCTGCCAGCACCTCAGCATTGTCCTTCCCTTCGGGAATATCCAGCCTGGCGCCGCGGCTCTCCGCAAAGTTTGATGCCGAAGCAACCAGCCTGCGGAAAGCACGAGCGCCCAACTTGAACGGGAGGATGTGCAACTTGGTCTGCTTGATCCTGTTCGTCAGAAAACTATCTCTAACAGGTCCACCGGCACGTCTATCAGTTCCGGCCGAGACCTGTCCCGGGAATCGTCCACTTCGTCCAAGATGAGCTTGGCCAGTGCTTCGACCTCTGCGTATGTCAATGCTTGCTTGCATTCTTTCATCAGCCTTTCGTTCCAACCGTTGTCTTGAACGTGTACACAAGGTTATCACCCTTGTACTCCGGGCCGTGCACGGATGACGTGACAAGCTCCGGATAGGTGTTCGAGTAGAACTGCATCACCTGGTCCGGCGTCATGCTGGAATCGGGGTCTGCAAGCGTGATGTTCTTCTTGTCAATGACAAACTTGCGTGTGAGTTTAATCTTGTCCATGGCGACCTCCTATGCTTCAGGTAAATCATCATTCTGTTCCTGCTCCTCTGGAGCTTCTTCCTGCTCGGCAGGAGCTTCCTCGGCCGGCTGCTCCTGGGCAGGTGCTGCTTCGGTTTCTTCCCCGCCGAATCCATCACCGCTGAACAGGTCGGGGACGTCCTGCTCCTTGCAGTAGGCAATGTCTTCATCGCACTTTGCTTTATCGTCCTCGCTGGCGAATTCCTTGGCCGAAGTGAGGGCAGATATGGCTTCCTTCCATTTGCGTTCAGCCTGGGCCTTTTTAGCGGCATCCAGATACTTGGTGTACTGTTCCTTCCGGGCCTTTTCCTCCTCCTTCTCTTTCTTCTTCTGGTCGGCCAGTGCCGCGCTCTTGGCTTCGGCCACTTTCTTCGCCGCCTCGAACTCCTGCATGGAGGTCTGAAGCCCAGCGGACTCGGCAATCGGCTTGGATATCTCGGCCACAAAGCCGCCGTCCAGCTCGGCCGGTGTTCCACTTACGATGAAGGGCTGAAGCAGATCCTTTGCTTCATCCTTGACGGCATTGTTGCGGAAGTTCACGCTGACTGTCATCTTGTCCTCAGCGAGTTTCCTGATGACTATGGTCGTGTCATTGCCAACGCCCATAATCTTGTTCAATTCTTCAAACATGTTCATAATCTATTGTCTTTTGATGTTTCCATTCATGTAGAGCGTCACCATGTCAATGAAGTCCTCCACGCTCCTGCATATACAGGACTTGTTGCCAGCGGCCTCGAACTCCTGCAGCCAGACCTTCTGGTCATCGTCAACCTTACCCTTTGGTGTCTTGAACTCGATGGCCAGGGCACCATAGCCGCCTCTCGGAACGAGGAGCAGCATATCGGCGGCTCCCTTGACCATGCCCTCGGCTTTCGCCCTCTGTGCAGAAGGGCAGACGTAACGATAGCTGCCGTCCTTGCGACGGACCAGCTTCATGTCACGCTTCGCCTCGTTCGGCACCTTGATGAGCAGGCGCCAATAGGTCGGGAATTGCAACCTAAACCACTGGACGGCTCCTTGCTGGATGAAACTCTCTTGATACATTGTGCTAGTTGTTTTGGACTGGCCCGGAACCACACTCCAGGGCCATCTGTTGCTTGATGAAACTTACCTGCGTGCGGATGTTGTCGCTCTGGTGGGTGCAAGCTGCATTCAGCCTGTCAAGCACCGTCACCATGGCAATCTCCTTCGCACACATATTCTCCACGAAGTCCTTCTGAACGGTTGCCGGCATCTTGCACAGCGAAGCGAAATGCTCCACCTGCACCGCCTTCTTAGCGTTCCGGAGTTCTTCTTGCGCCTTGCCGAGCAGTGTGCCAGCCCACGCCATGTAGGCATTGAGGTAGGACAGCCTGTCGGTCAGTACGTAGGGGTCATCCGGTGGCGCCACCTGCTTCAGGAACGCCTCCATTTCTTCGATTACTTTCAGTTCTTCCTGTGTCATATCAAAACTCGTGATTGAAGTCTATTGCCAAACCTGCGTCAGCGACGAACACTCTCTTGCCAGTGGCCAAGGATACTTCCTGCTTCATCAGCTCCGGGTCACCATTGCCAACGGACAGATGGATGAGTACGATGTTCACCACGTGCCGCAGGTCGTGCTCCAGCAGCGTTTCGATGCACTTCGGCAGAGACGTGTGCGATTTCAGCGTGCGCCTCTTGACAAGAGGATGGAGCTTTCCGGATGCCACGTTGTCATCCAGCTTCTCGGGGACGTAGTTGCACTCTATCAGAATATTGTTCAGGTTCGTGAAACGATACTTGATGTAGTAGGTGTCGGTGGCGAACAGGACGTTGCCACACTCCTCGTGCGTGACTATGTACCCAAACGGCTCCTTGCCATCGTGCTGGGTGGGGAACGGCGTCACCGTCCACTCTCCGATATGCACGGTCTTGAGGGCCTCAAGCGGCGTGACATTGTGCTTCTCGCCAAGCTCCATTCCCTTGATTGTTCCTGCACTTGCATAGACAGGTATCCCTGCATCCAGGTACTGTCCAACGAAACCGCAGTGGTCTTTGTGCTCGTGCGTTATCAAGCAAGCGGCAATGCGCTTGACATCGTAGCCGTACATCTTGTACAGATCCTTGATGTGCACACCGGCTTCAAGCACGATGGCAGTCTTGTCATTGTACAGGACGTAGCCGTTTCCGGCACTACCGCTTGCTAGGACACTCAATTTCATCTGCTACTCGTTGAAGATTGCAGGGGTGGGAGATTTGCCTACTGGCTTCTGTGGAGAGTCCGGAGTAGGCTTCGGGGATTCGGAGACAACCACGGGCTTTTCAGGGGCTTCCTTGACCGCGCCGGGCGCTTCCGGGATGTTTACGACCTCGGCAGGTTGCTGCTGCTCATCCACAGGGTCGCCACTTGCCTCATCGGCATCGCCGAGGTCAACGCCAGTGATGAACTCGTACAGCACCTTCTTGGCCTTGCGTTCGGCCTTGCCCTTGATTTGGTCGATACTGGAATAGCCGTCCTTCTTCACGTTGGCCACGTAGCCAAAGGACTTCTTCTCGTTCCCGTACTCGTAGGAAATCTTGCAGTCCACGTCAGCGGTGTTCTCGCCGAGACGGGGTGCGCCATAGCTGATGAAGTACTTGCACCCAATTTTCCGGAGCAGGGCGGTGTACCCTTCCTTGGTCGGATACATCCTCTCGGCAATGATGTTCATCTGGTTGCCGGTTGGCAGGAGGCCGAAGGCAACGGCATCGATGATGGCATCACGCACCACAGGGATGTCATACGGAATGGGCGACTTTCCGTTGCGGTCAACCCTCTTGGGGTCTCTGTCGGTACGGAAGCCGATGGTCGTGTTCATCAGGGGCATGAACACCTGTTTCATAACATCATCCGTGAGGGCTTCACGGAGCTTGCTGACCACTCCGACGGCCACGAAAGCGGCGCCGAAGTTGTTGACGATTTGGAGCTGCTGCGCGTCCTTGCACGCCAGCTCGAACTTCTCTCTTGCAACTACAATGAGAGCGTTCTGTTCTTCTTGCTTGTTTGCCATAATGTTACACTATTGGATTGTGAGGTTTGCTTCTTCTGTTACACGGAGTGTGACCAGCTGGCAGTCACCTCCGAGGATGGAGTTCACGGACTCTGCGTTGTCAACCCAGATGGGCGCCTTCATGCCATAGGCAAGAGCGAGGGTGCGACAAATGTCAATGCCGGCATTGATGCGACTAGCGGTGTTCAACACGGAATACGGAATGCCGTCAACAGTGATATCACACACGTCCTTCACGCCGTCATTGGTCAGGTTCTGCTCGAACATCCGTATCTTCACGAACTGGAACATTCCGTTGATCCTTTCCTCAATGGCGTTCATCTTGCGCTGGCTGAAAGCGGTCAGTTCATCAAGCTGCTTCTCGATGTCGGCACGCTCCTGGCCGAGTTTGCGGTCCTGTTCCTTCAGTTCCGCGATTCGGGCATTGGCGCTCTTTATCTGCTGCTCCTTGGCTAGATTGGAGTTCAGACTGGCTATCTCGGCGGTCAGGCCAACCATTGCGCCCTGCTCCTGCTTGATTTCCTCATCGTAGGTCACGGGCTTGTCGCTGGCAAGCTGCTGCTCCAAGGTGCTGCGCTTCTCAATGAGCGAGGCATACTCTGTATTGGCGGCAACACGCTCCTCGGCAGTCTTGACTACTACTGGATTCTTGGCAGCATTGTCGGCAATCTCCTGCAGACGCACCACTTCGCCCTCGGCCTTCTTGACCTTTTCCTCGGCAGCACGATGGTCATCAGACAGCTTGTCAATGACGGCTCTCAAGGCCTTCGCTTTCTCCTCCTTCTCGCTCATCCGTTTCAGCTTGTCGGAATTGAAGATGCGGACGGCCTTGTCGGCACGTTCCGCAAGCTCCTCCGGAGTGAATACGTGACCGCAGGTAGGACAGGCTGCTTCGCTCTGTCCGGGCGTGTAGGATTCTTCGTTGATGGCGTTCCATTCGGAACGGAGCGTACTGAACTCCTCCTTCTTCTTGAGGATGTCATTCCCGATTTCCTCCAGTTCCGCAGCAAGGGCCTTTTTCCGGCGTTTTGCAGACTCCAATTCCATGTTGGTGGCCATGAGTGCATCCTGGGCTTTGTTGCGCTCCTTCGTGAATTCCAAGGTGGCCTCACGCGCAATGGCGGCAATCTTGTCGGCCACGGCATTCAACTCTTTCTTCACCTCCGAATTTGCGCCAACGAGGGCCAACTGGCGATATCGCTCAATGGCTTTCTGATGGGCTTGCTTCTTGGCTTCGCTCTCGGCCAACTGGCTCCGGAGTTCATCGAAGTCCATCGTCTCGGGAATACCGCGCTGGATTTCATCGATGCGGACAGGAATGGCTTCCGCTTCGGTCTTCACCCTGGCCATGCGCTTGCGCAACTCGGCCTGCAATTCCTCTACGGTCTTGCCTTCCGCAGATGCCATCACAACAGTAGGGTACTCCGCAGAAATGAGCTTTGTCAGGGACTCGACATCGGCTATCTGCTCAAGGATGCCGCGCCGTTTGGCAACATCAAACGAGGCAAACAGATTGATGTTCGATACAAGCTCGAAGCGCTCCCTGTCAAAGAACTCCTCAATCTTCTTGTTGTACTCCGACATCGAAAGCGGGACATCGTTGTAGAAGTAGTCGCTTGCATTGCCGTTGTACACATACTCGGTCGTGCCGCGCTTCTTTGACCAGCTCTGGTAGAACTCCCTGCGGAAGTCCACCCTCTGGCCGTCAATGAGGAAAACGACGGAAACGATGGTGCGGGCTTCCCTTTCCACCTTGCCGTCATCATCCATCTTCTGCACCTTGTCTATCACCCTGCCGCGACTGTCCTTGTTGAACAGGCACCACAGATAGGCGTCATAGACGCAGGTCTTACCGAGAGCGTTCCTACCGCTTATCTCGGTGCGCTCGCCGAACTGGACATCCAAGACATGCAGGCCCTTGAACTTTTCGACGTGCATTGATTCTAACTTGATTTCTTTCATATACATAAGGTTTACTGATGTTGTCTTACCACGATGCGGTGCTTCTCCACGAAGGCATCAACATCGTCTTTGCGGTACAGAATCTTCCGGCCGAGCTGGTAGAACGGCAGTTCTCCGTTGTCGCGCCATTCCTTCTGCGTGTCACCGTTCCCAAAACCAAGGTACTCCGTGAGCATTTCAATAGTCAGGTACAAGCGCTCACAGGTGACTTTTGCTATTGCCTTGTCCTTCGCCATACCTACCTCGTTTTCGGGAACAGATTGTGGGCTTCTGCATACTTGACGAACTCTGCCTCCGAGTGGACTTCGAGCTTCTTGTATGCGTGCTTGATGTGGTTCTCCACCGTGTACTGTGACAGGTACAACTTCTCCGCGATGAGCATCTTCGGGGTGCCCCTGTACAGCAGCTCCAGAACACGCAGCTCTGCGCTGCTGAGCGATGAGCTGAAGCGTGGCTTGCAGACCAGCCCTTCAAGGCGGCACTCTCCACGCAGGGGACACGGAACATACTCAAACACCAGGCGCTCCTCATCAATGTCAAACTTGTCATCGATGTTGGAGAAATTGCACTTGAGGAACCTGCGTACAATCAGGTACTGATGGTAGCGGATGTTGTCAGCCGCTTCGGAATAGGTCTCACGCAGGGCCTTCATTGCATCAGGATACTGCTCCTCGATGACCTTGAACAGGTCGGCAATGATGTCCGAGGTGTCAGACAGCTTCCTGGCGGCGGCGCCATTTTCGCTATACCACACTTCGTTGTTGTACGCAAAGAATTCTACTCTGGCCATAGCTCGTTCACCGGGATTCCGGTCATTTGTGATAGAACCTCCTTCTGCTCATCCGTCTTGGGACGGTTGCGGCCCATGATCCAGTTCCGCACCGATGCTTCGTCCACTCCGCACCGAGCGGCCACGTCCTCCACAAACTGCGTCTTGGGGAACGTCCTTGGCGGGAGTGCGTTATAATAACCCAGTAGGGTCATTCTGCCTCCCGCTGCCGTTTTTTGTTTCTTTTTCTCCGATTTATTCATAACTTTGAGTGTTGAATATTTGAATATCTGACTGTAAAGATAGTATATCTTGCTGATATCACAAAATATTTTGCGATATATTTTTGAATATCGGTGCTGATTTTTTACGGTCGCAAACCAGAAAAGCCTATGCTAGTGTTTGACCTCAAGGGTTTTAGGCGTGCCCACGGCATCAAGCAGACGGACATCATGAAAATGCTTGATTGTGTGCAGTCTTACGTGTCACAAATAGAGAATGGCACACGCCCAATGCCGGAGAATCTCATCGAAATGCTCCGGAATCAATACGATGACGTTGATGACTTCATGACAGAACAGGATGAGCCGGACATCCCGCAGACGCCTACGGCCAGACTGATGGAAGAGAACGCCAGACTGATGGAAATCGTCGAGAGCCAGCAGCGCACCATCGAGAACCTTTCACGCCTTACAAAACTGCTGAAGTGATGGTTGCAAGACTACTCCGCTTGATTGACCTTTACAAGCAATCTCCGTCAGCTGAGACGGCAGAACTGGCGAAGCAGATCCTGCTAGACGCACGGCTGGAGCAGGACCGGCTTTACGTTGCCGGTGATAATATCAGCGATATCACAAGATTTATCAGCGAGGTCGAATACTACCTGTATGAGTATTGCGGCGCAGTTTAGGGCCTCGGAGCAGGACAGCATGAGCGACCTGCCGATTGTCGTTGGCAAGGAAATCCATCCGGCCGTCGGAAAGCCCAACTGCCCATTGTGCGAGAAGCTGGCCGGCCGATATCCAAAGGACTTCCATTGGACTGGGTGGTGCGACAAATGCAACGGCTATGTCACTCAGCTTATGGCCACTCCTGGCGAGCAAAACAAGTGGGTGCGCGACGGCGAGGACTTCATTTCCGTGAACACCATAACGGATGTCCCGGAGAACTTCAAGCAGTGGTGTGATGACAACAAGCACCTCATTGACAGCTCCGATGCACCAGACTTCATCATTATGAACAGAAAATACATAACAAGGTAATGTCCAACGTTTATGTCACAAACACCGCAGCAGCTATCGAAATCACAAGACGGTTCTTCGAGGCAGTGGACTATCTTGTGGCAGCTCGTGCTATACGAGGTTACAAGACGGTTACTGACCTGTGGGGAATCGACAGACGGAACTTTGCTAAACTGAAGGCCGAGCCGCAACATCGGACGCTGAAGCCAGAGTACATCTACTATCTGGAGCGGGACTACGGAATCTCCTCCAGGTGGGTGGTCACAGGCCACGGCCGGATGCTACTTCCAACCCGCCAAAACGATGAGCAAAATCGGCAAAAAATGCAATAACTATGCAACTGATTTGCGCCTGCCAGCCAGCGCGCCTGCGTATCAAATAGTTATGAAGGTGTGCGGAATGCTTTGCAAGCATGTCCGGGAGAAATAAGTTGCCTTTGACCCTCAACAGTCCCCCAGCAGCAACCGAGGAAAGATGATAATAATATTCTCCTGATAACGCTTGCGAATGTTATTAAAGTGTTATACATTTGCATATAAAAATAAAACGCGCATGAGAACTGCAAATACACCCAAAGTACAAACGGCTTTCCGCTTCGATTCGGAATTGCTACGTCGCTTGAAGATTAAGGCTAAGCAGGAGAACCGGAGTCTCAACAACTATGTGGAGACAGTCTTGATGGATGTCGTTTATGATGAGCCGAACGATAAGACCGTCGAAGCCATCCAGGAAGCCAAGAATGGCAAGAATATGGAACGGCTTGACCTGGACAAGTTCGACGATCTTGTAGCAACCCTCTGATATGTGGGTGCTCAATTATACTACAAGGTTCAAGAAGGATCTGAAACGCAGGTCAATCCTGTTTGGAGAAGATAAGGTCTCGATTCTTGGCGAAGTCGTAAAGGGCTTTCGCGGCTTTTGCGATCCTTTGGTTCATCTCCCAAATATCTCTGATCTCGGGAACAGAAAGTATCTCGCGGACTTGCGCTTCAGCGTTGTCTGCTCTTTTGCGCTCTTGCTCGGCTCGGTACCGTTCCTGATTGGTCCGCTCCTTTTCCTGGGCAGTCGCAAGGTCGGCGTTTTCGGCAACAATCAAGAAAGGCCGCTGGATGGCGACCTTTCTGTGTGTCCGAGTTGTGATCAGAGTATTACGGAGTTACTTCCGTGAAGCTTGCGAACGCGATTTTGATGGCCGTAAAGGTATGGCCTTTTATCTCGTTAGAAGTAGCAGAAGGATTCGCAGCGGCGTATGCTGAAGCAATGGGTGTATTTTTCTTCGTGAAGCTATATTTTTTAGAAGCGTTGCCAAGGGTGAATGTGTGAAATGCGTACATGGAAGTTGATTCCGCATTATACATGTTGGTATTGGGAATCCTTAGGTAAAAAGCAACGCCGTCACCATTGCTTGTCCCTCTTGAGGCAGGATCAGAAATACCATATTCCCACCCCCCGCCTGTACGATTGCGAAAATCTGCAGGAACGTCCCACTGATTAGAACTAGATGCTTTGAGATACCAGTCCTCGGGATTGCCGCTGAGTCCGGTCACTACTACCTGCGCATTGGTCATGTACCACCACTCGTTGAGATTGAGATTCAATACGCTGCCGTCATAAGTGTAATTCAGATCCGTACCAGGAGAGGTGACCGTCAATACAGGGGCGTAATATCCTTGTGATCCTATTGAGCCATCCGGGAAATCATACATATATCCAAATGAAACAGAATATTTAGAAATATCATTCCCGGCCTCATATAAATACTTGAACGTTCCGGTACCGTCGGTTTTGAGAGCAGCTTCGGCAGTAGGATCGATCGTTCCGGAATCCCAGGTGGTCCCATTAAAGGTGATGATGAGATGGGGAGTATCGGAAGTTACGTCGTCGAACCAGATGTTGATCTTGTCTCCGGTAGTCCAGCCTGTCTTAACGGCCTTGGTTCCGGGCTCCATGTCGGCCACGGTGACGTTGATTTTAACAGCCTGAGGGCTTTCTGTATTCGTGATCTCTGCCTTGGTGCATGCCGCTACACAGAAAGTAACGACAGTCAAGATGATAAATAAACACTTTTTCAT